TATTACCGTCTTTGGTTAATAAACCTTTGCCTTCCATTAGATCTACTAATCCAGAGTAAGGATTCATCCCTTGTTCATACGGAATCTTAACCTGTACTGATTCAAATGGTTTAGCATAACGAGTCTTCATAATCTTACATGCAGCACGAATACCTTTAACTTCTGAAATCTTATTACCATCTTCGTCTTCTTTTAACTTTAACTTACGCATAGCAACTACAATAGAGCTAGCATAGATGAAGCCTTGGCCGCCTGAGATTTTATCATCTGGATCAAACATGTCTTGGCTAGCGTAGGTATGATTTGTACATACTAGTCCAATGTTTAGGTCGCCAAACATGTTTACACAGTTACGAACTAGTGCTGTCAGTGCTTTGGGCTTACGACCCATATCACCTTTGAGGTCACCTGCTTCAAACTGATTAACGTCTGTTGGGGTCAACATCATACCTAGGGAGTCGAGTACAAATAAGACCTTAGGACGTTGATCTTCTGGTAGTGTTTTATATTCTTTAACAAAGTCATTGATCAATTTTGCTACATCATCAATCATAGCTACGTTAAGTTTAAGCAACTTGTCTTCACTAGTATCTACACCTAGTGCGTGCAACCATGCTTCATCGAGTGCGTTTTCTGTATCAACTAGAATAACATAAATGCCTTGCTCTTGTGCATTCTTAACAATATTACCCGAACAGATAAACGATTTACCTGCACCAGATTCGCCAGCAAACACAGTAACTTTACCCATCGGGATTCCTTTATGGAAGTCACCAGAGATAAGATAGTTTAGTGCATAGTTGTTAGTTGAGATCCATGTGTCAGGATCACGAAATCCTACAGAGATACCGTCAATGCTTTTAGTAATGCTCTTGCGAAATTTTGATACGTCGAATGGTTTATTTGCCATGATAGTTTTCCTTGATATTATATAACTCTTTAAAAATTTTACTGCTGTCTAAATTGCGTCGTTGGTCTAACTCGTTTAACTGTGTCATTGACCTTAGAAAATTCTTTTCAATTGGTTGTTTGATATAGTTTAACATATTTTTATAGCTTTCTTCAAGCAAAAATCCTGGTTTTTTTGCAATACGATTATTCAATTTTTCTTCTAGTGAGTATAACACACTTTCTGGTAAATGTCTAATGTTTAGGTAGTCTGGCATTGCTAATGCTCCAATAATAAAACTGTTGTTATGGAATCCTATACCAGTTAAATAGTCCACACAGTCAAAAATGGAATTAAAATTTAGTATAAACCAAAGCATGTTGAATGATATTTTATGATTTAGTTTTCGAATTGTATTTAAATTATCCAGGAAGTCTGTCCATTTTCCGCCATATCTAATGTATTCAAATTCATCTCCAGTGGTTTCTGCACTAATGGTCCAATGAACATTTTTAAACTCGCAAATTTTATCAAATACTCGAGTATCGACCTTGCTTAAATTTGTGTTAATTCTTAGATTTACATTGGGGTTTACAGTTTTTAAAATATCCAATAGTTCTAAATTTTCTTTCATTAGCAAGGGCTCGCCACCAGCAAGATACACGTGTTTTAGTGTGTTAGCTTGACTAGTAATATACCACTTGAGACTATCAATTTGTTCTTTAGTGGGTGTTGCTAAATGCATCTGTAGTTCATCGGCCCATCGACTGCTAAAATCTGGTCCACAATAGACACAGGCAAAATTACACAGATTGGTCCAACGTATATCAATTGCTTGTAGGCCTGGACGTCCTACACTAGAGTATATTGATGGGTCGTTTTCTTTGAGTTCACGTATGTAAAAAACGCGATCACTAATACCATCAAATCCGCGTCGATCTTTTTCTAAATCGTAACAGCCAGTACAGGATTTGACTGGCTGACGTTGCTGTATAGCAATCTGTCTATTTCTATTTTCTACTCCGCCCAATATTTCTTGTATGTTGTTGTTTTGTAGATTACCGATTGGCATAGCATCATTGCTACGTATACAATTTTTTACTGATCCATCAAAGTTGTACATCATTCCAGTCCATGGCATGGGACAAAAATACGGATTAGTTAAAATATCTTTAGGTGTCATTGGTGTTTTGGTCCAAGGGATATGTCTGGTATCACCAAATTGTTAGTTGCGGCCATGTTGAATATGTTAACCAGTGTATTGGCCCAGACTGTTACGTCAGCGGCCGGAGGTACCGTTTTATCCGGACTTGTTGCTATATTACCCGGACGTACTACAGTAAGTTTGACACCAATATATTTTGCACGAATTTGTCGAACTGCTTCTTCGAGTGCTACTTTTTGTACACGATATTCGTCCATATCTAAACCAGGCAAGGGTGATGAGGGAGCCTGTGTCATCATAGTACTGATAATCATGATATGTTTGTTTGTTCCAGACCATCGGCGAGCCATTTCAAACAGCAATTCTGTCTGAGCAAAGCCTGCTTGGGCATTGTTAACAAAACGATCGCAAGGTTCTATCAGTGATGCAATTTTTGGTATGCTACGAATGTTATAGCCATCTCGTTTACTCAAACCGACAATTTCGTGTCCAAGATTTTCATATTCTCTAGCAAGTGCTTGACCAATACCGGCCGTATGTCCTGTTATAGCTATTTTCATTTTAATAGATCCAGGGGTTCATTGTGAAAGGTAAAACTGGCAACGATACGTGGCAACGCAATGTCATTGACTTGCACAACACTATGGGGAATTTGAGAGTTTAGTACAATTGGTTTTTCCATACCAACCACTTCCCCAATCATTACATCATTTTCGTACCATCTATTTGCCCAGCCTGCGGTATTTATAACTGGTATGTTGACTTTTGCTATTACAGGCAATTCGTCAATGTGCAAGGGAAGGCTTTTATTGTCAATAACTACTGTTACAGCTGCGTGCCGAGGAATTAGTTTTAGTTGTTTAAACCATGTTAATAGTTCTGGTGCTTGTTCTAATAATAAATTTTTATCAACAAAATGCCATCCAGGAATCAGTGTATCTAAAATATCAGTTTTTTCTTTTAGAAAATTGTGTATTTCCTGCGAAATTACACTTAAACTTTCACAATCTAATTCAATAAATGGTTTCATATGCTTCTTAATTGTTTTTGTTGTTGTATATATGCATCAACAGCGACGGTGTCTTTATTATTGATATTCAATACCGCCGGTTCACTGAGATATGCAAAGCTGTGCTCAATTCCATGTTCTTGAGCAAATGCCTGTATGTTAGATAAGTCGTTGACATTAAGTATGCTGACTGTGGTCCATAAGTTTAACTTAACTGGCATAATTTTATATTGCATTAAATTTTTATAAAAGGTATCCCAAGTAATAGGCCAACGCATAAACTCATGTACTGGGCCAATACCATCGCAACTTACGGTGACTGTAACTTCAATCCCTCGTTCAGCTATATTGACTAATTCTTCCAATACCACGTTACAATTAGTATTAAGTCTAAGTGTTTTAAGGTTGGGCGGTAAATTGGCCAACAACTGTTTGTAGTTTTTACTGTAGCTGGGTTCGCCACCATTGATATCTAAATGTAGTATTCGTTCTTGGGGCAAGTCCCAAAAACGATTGGTATTGTTTACAATAGGAAACGTCCGACTGTGTAGTGCACCAATTCTCGTGCTACATTCAGGACTACATGTCATACAAGCAGCATTACATACATTATCTAATACCCCGCCCACCTGAAGATAATTCCCTGTCTCAGCTCGATCCAATTTCAATGCGTATGTTCTTATACTGTCTCGCGAGTCTGCTTCGGCTTCTTCACAACGACGGCATTCGCTTGGCCAAAGGTCTTGAGCAAATTGTTCTTTAATTTTACGCAACCACACACTGGAATCCATTTGCTCCAGAGTATCAAACTGTGCTGGATTGACCATGTGGCCACAGCGACTTACAGTTCCATTTGAATTAAATCGAACAAAGTGATCTAGTCTAGGACAGCGCATAGTTCTTGACTCCTTTCAATCACTTCTTTATACAGTTCGGGATAGGTATTTTTGATATATGCTAATATCATTTTAAATGTTACAGTCTGACCCATGAACTCGTAGTATAAGACTTTATCTAACCGTAGATAAAAATGCAATTTACTGTTGTCTTTAAAATAGTCCACAAGTGTTTGGTCACGTGTCAAACTATTCCAAATTTCACCTAGGTCATTATCAAGTTCTGTCATTGGTTTGAATGTCATCCATATATTACTATTAAAGCGTTGTAGATTTACCAACCAGTGGAATTGTAATGCAAAATGTCTGTTTAAAAATAAGTATTCGTCAATCATCGACAATGCTGTTGCACGATCAAGATGTGGGTTATATCGTAAGTACGTTTGTACTCCACTAACATAACGTTCAAATGGTTCACGAACAAATACTTCTACAGTTTTTAAATGTTTAATGACTTCTGAGCCCGTTACAGAACGAGATTTTTCAAACAAGCCACTGCTACCATTTTTATAGATAGGATAGACAAAACGTCCCGGTTCGAGTTCAACTACCAGAATTTCATCAGGGAAAAGGATCGGATCTAGATAAGATAGCATAAACAGGTAGTGGGGGATCGTCTTCCCCCACTATTTTAGACACAAGCTATTTTAATTACTGCTTTTGACGATTGCGAATCATTGCCAAAATGTCTTGAGCATTTTGTTTAACTGGTTCAGCTGTCACTGGAGCAGTTGGTGCTGGTACTTCGTCTGGTTCGTCATCTGCAACAAATGGACTAGCTGTTGCTGGAGCACTTGCTACTGGGGCTGGTGCATCAGCGGCATCTGCTTTAGGGGCAGCATTGGGAGTGTCCAAACCATATGGTTTGTAGTAGGCACCCCATTTGTCAGCATCGTATGGTTGACCATCAACACTAGCTTCAAACATTTCTTTGATTACTTTAAGATCTGTTTCGCTAGGTTTCTTTGGAAGGAAATCGCTTAAATTAAACAGGCCATGCTCATCAATTGCAGCTTGTTCTTCTGCTGTTAGTGCAGATTCTTTACGAGCCCACTTTGATGTTGAATAGTCAGCGTAACCACCCTTGCTTGTTTTAATGATTTGGAAATCCAAGCCACGTTGGAAATCTGTTGGTAATTCTTCCATTTCTGGATCCATTAGTGCCGCTTTGATAATATTAAAAATCTGTGGGCTAATAGTAAAGCGACGGATTGGATTTGCTGGAGCCTTGTCGTCACTTAATGCATTTTCACGCACAAAGCCTTGGAATACATATGACTTCTTCTTCCAATACTTACGACCCATTTCCTCTAGACTTGGATCCTTAAACCATGGACGAACTTCTGCTAATACTGGGCACGCTTCGCCATACATTTCCATACATGGAACTTGTACTACTACTGGTTTTGAATCTGATTGTCCTTTAACTCCAGCAAATGGCAATTTGATCATTGCACGCTCAGCCCAAAAGAATGAGTTCTTAGTGTTTGCGTCTGGGAGGAATCTTACTCTTGCTGTGGAACCTTCTGCGATGTTCCAGTGTGGATAGATAGCGTTGTCGCCACCTGATTGTTTGTTGTTACCGCCTTTGTTGCCTTCTGATGCTTGTAACTTTGCACGAATTTCTGCTAATGTTGTTGCCATGATTAATTTCCTTTATAAGATGGTCTTAATGTACTACTTGCCTAGATATACTCTAGCACCCTGCTAGTGTATAACAAATGTATTTAGCTTGTCAAATATTTTTTAAATTATTTTGCCCAATAAATATCTGTATGAATATCCCGTACAACATTGAAATTTATGACAATTTATTGTCCGTTGAAGACCATAACAAAATTTGGGAGTATGTAAAAACCCTTCAATTCTTTGGAACATGGGAACGGGAAGAACAGGTAAATTTTAATTTTACACTCGATAGTCCAAAAAATCCCAATGATTGGATGGTTTATCAATCCTTTGGTAGGAGAACCAAATTATCAAGAGCTCCCCTTGCCACTGACGAACTTAGTTTAAAATCTAATCATCTGCCCATATACTTGTTATGGAAAAAATTAAATAGTCAACTCAATAATCAATTTGAAATAACTGGAACTCCTGAGGGTATGCGGTCTGAAATTGACTTACCTCCGGTCTCTGACCCTGGGTTGAAATTAGGTTGGCGTGTTTATGTAAATGCCAATTATAATTCACATACCGGTCATGGCAACGAAGGGTATGCACATCGAGACACACCGTTAGAATCGAATAATGACAAAACAGTTACTATGGTATATGTAGCAAACACTGAGTGGTATCCGTCATGGGCTGGAGAATTAAAATTTTATCCTGAAGACCCCGAGGGAGTAACTAAAGATCATCAACAATTTAACACTGGCACATATCAACAACAACGAAATTACAAGTTAGGATGGTTAGATCAAGGACAAATAGTAAGTCCAGTACCAGGAAGATTGGTTATTTACGACGGACGGTGCTTACACTCAACTACACCAGCTGCCAGTGATCTCAATACCCCAAGCATCAAAATTGTCTTTAGAGCACAAAAAATTATTTAGAGTATTGCTGATAGATCTCAACATTCTGGCCAGCTAATCGATACAGCTCTTGTAGCTTCTCTGCTTTACTTGGATTGGTATACAAGGTTTGTAGACTAGCTGTCAAGTGTTTAATACGATCATATGGATTTGATTCTCGATCGTAGGTTTCATCTAGTACAGAATCAAATGTTCGAAATCCCATATCACGTAAACGAGCCAGACTCCCCTGACCGCTGACTAAGACAAAAGGCTTACCTGTAGCTAGACAATTGGCAGTTTTTTCGGTAAACCAAAAGTTATCCATACTATCCGTTTCACTTACAACTTCAATTTGATAACGGTTCCAGACATTTCCGTAGCTACGGCAAGCATCATACCAATTGATCATACCCATATGATGTGTACTGACTAAGTCGCGATCAAATTGTTTAGTTGCTATCCAAGCCAGCTCTTGTTGGTATTCGACGCCAAAATGTCGTAGTTGATCATTGATAAATTTTACATCAGGTTGAAATGTAATATATGTATCATTGGCAAATGTTTGATCTAGTTCATACGCTAAACGAAATCGACTTAGGTTATAGCGACCCAACAAGCAACCAACAAAACGTGCATTGGTTAAATCTCGATTGAACTCCCGGGGCAAATACTGTGCAACACTGATAAAGATACCAAGTTTTAATTGTGTTAGATTAAAGTTTTTTATGTCAGCGGAGTGTGATTCAAATGTTACGTTACTGTATGGAATATTAAGTGTATCACACGCATACGTCATAAACGATTCGAACCCGCTAAAGCCTGTGTTCTCTCCATCTAGCAAACGGATTGTAATCTGCTGACCAGAATATTGTTTTGCCAGGATGTCCAGCAGGATATCTTTACGTGTGACGCTGTAGTCTTTGTGTATAAAGAACTGTCCTAGTATAACTATTTCATTTGGGGTAACTGTGACTGCTTGCTCTATCATAATTGAGTTATTAAATAATTGGCCCATAGTCTGTGACCTTGTTCTGTAGGGTGACGGCTGTCTTCTTTGTTACAAAACTCACACGAATCTAATATGTCAATACGAGATAGGGCTCGATCTATTACTTCTATAGAATCTGGATATGTTCGATTGTAGTTTAACTGTTTGATGTGATCACTAATAACAATGTACGTATCAGTCTGTAATTGTTGTTTAGTTAATACTTCTAACCAAGACTGTTCTATAACGCCGTGTTCGGGTATGCTATCTGTAAAATTGTGTGCTATTTTAAATGTTATTTTTGGATAGCGTAGTTGTATTTCTTTAACCATTGCATAGGTTTTAAGTACTATATTTTCCAATGCTGGTTGCAATAGATCTCCCTGTGCCCAGTTTATTTCTTCGTGACGGCCAGATTCTGTTAGGGTAATAATACAAGTAACGTTGGCATACTTGTATCTATGACTCAGCAGTTGTCCTAGCCAATTTAACATACAAAAATTACTGGCACCAGGCAAGGCCAAGTTCATCCAGTCTGCACCTATCTGCTCTGTGAGTAAGTTACCGTATACATGATCGAGTCTATATTCTGTATCGTCTATGCCATTGCGTACTTTAGTCTTACCTAAACTATCACCGTAGGTCCACGAATCTCCTACTGTAATTATTAACTGATCACTATCACGTGATTTGTAATAGTAAGGATTGTTGATCATTGACCAAGCAGGTACGTTAAACATATTGTGTTAGATCCAAATTATTCAAACGATTCCATTGCTCATAAGCATACTGGCGGAAACGACGTTTGTTATTTTGACAGCGGCCAAAGTACTTTTGATATTCGCTATAGGGATTACTTATTTTGTTAATGGCATCAATAGCCACCTGTGCATACTGAGCCTGCTTAGTTGGATCACCTGCCGTTTCATTTACTATACTATAGTCAAATATATCTTCAAAGATATCAAACCCAGAATCTTTTAAGTATTGTCGTAGTGGTGCTTGGCCGTAGACAAAGAAAGGACGCATACCTATAATAGGTTTAAATGTTTTTTCACTGGTAAAGAAATTGTTGGGGTTGGCATTGCTAAATTCTGTTTCTGTTACCAGACATAAAAAACTTTTACTCCAAATTTCTTTAGACCCTATACTAAAAATGTCATTAAGGATTGTTTTACTTACAAAACGTTCATCCACTCCCAGGTTACCGTATTCATCCCGAATGCCCTGCTCATCTGCAAATTCTTCGTCTAAGGTAATGGGATTTCCTGGTAAGCCGAGGCTAATATAACCCTGCTCTCGATATGGTAGTAATTGATTTACTAAACTGACACGATGTGGGTGAGGTTTACGATTTAGACAAATAAATTTACGTGCATCTGTTTGCAGTTGCAGATCTTGTTCTTCATAGTTTTGGAAATATAAGTCGCATACCATTGCCCAAAAGTCAATGCGATATTGTGCAGAATTACCTAGTATAATGTAAGGAACACCGCTGGTTTCTATTGCTTCAAATATTTTGGGTACAGCAGGATCTACAAAATTGTGACAAATGATAAAATCCGGACGGGAGTCTCGAATATGTTGTGCTATATCATTTTCATGTAGCCAAGTGGGATTGATAAACATAACACGATCAACTGATAACTGTTCTCGTGCTTTATTTTCTAATATACTGCGTATTAGTTGTTCGACTCGACCAGCTTTCCAAGCATAAGGAAAGCCGTTAGTTGATTTTATAATTTCCATTTGATAATAACTTAGCTAGTAAGTTATTTACGAATTCCTGCAAGGCTCCGAATAAAATCTAGTGGATCTTCAGTATCTTCATAGGCCATGTTCCAACCAGTTGCACCAGCGCCACTCTTGTCTACTGCACGATCGTCACCGTATTCTTTACCATGTGGCTCAACCGGACTTGTTGGAGTTGCAAAGTTGGTTTGGCTATTACGTAGAGTTGGTTCTTGTTTTTGCTGTACTTGGCTGTAGATATCTGGACGATGTTGACCTAACCATTCTTTGATTAAACCCGCAACATCAGCATCAGGACCGTGTTGAATAAACAAATCATTCATTAAATCATCAAGGTCGTTTTTAATGTCTGGTCCAATAATTGGTACTAGTTTGTCTAATAGTGCAGAACCATCAATACCATCAATGCCTACTGGTTTTGGTTTACTTAACATTTCTACGCAAGCATCAATTTGGTCTTGTTCAGAGTGTGCTGAAGTCCAAACATTTTCTGTAATTTCGTCAGCCCATTCTTCTAATTCTGTGGATACGTTATTTTTTTGTTTAACATACGCTCTATAAACAATTGGCAATGCATCATTGAATCGTTCGTCATAGATTTTCTTAACAAAGCGTTCTTTGAGAGCATCAACATCAACAACTTCTTCAACAGAAGCTTCTGGCGTCCATGATTCAAAATAACTACGATAGCCGCGGGCACCACGCATTTGACGTAGTTTGCGTTTGACTTGATCATAGTGATGAACTGCTGCACGAGTCATGTCAGCAGTTTCTTGATCTTCAAATTGACGATGTTTTGTACTACGAACAAAATGACGCATAGCTGACATTTCGTTTACTAAATTGGTAATGTGTTCAGCACATTTATCATACATTGTTCCGCCATGACTAATGTGTTGTGCTAGGGCACGTGCTCCATCTAAATTTTTAAATGGTACTAATAATCTTTCGCCGCGACTAGTTTCAATAAAAATATCTCTAATGCGACGAGCACGATCGCCGTGCTTTTCGTCGCTGACTAAACCATCATGTTTAATAACTAATTTACATTCACCCATGTCGGCATAACTATTACGGCTTGTACCATATAATTTGCTTTCAGTGACCTTAACGTCATTCATGGTAGAAACGTCGTCGGATTTAGATTGTTGTTTAACGTCTTGTAGATTTAAATTAGATTTGTTGATATCGCGAGTATCAAATGTTAATAAATTGCGTTTTGCAAATTTGCGTAGACTGCGTAAAAAATCATACCAGTCGTGGCGTTGTTCACGATCCATTTCACCACTAATGTTCTGTCCAAAATATACTTTTAAACTTGTTTCGTCAATCAAGCTGATTGTTACTTTACCAAATTTAGCACCTGTTTCGTCTGTATATGTAAAGTTAAAAAAACGTGCCTTAGATGGGTCTGTACAAGCCTTAGCGTTTTCATCGCCCAGCGTGACATTGTCAAAACGCGAGCGTACTTTGTCAAAAAGTGCTGTAGATACTGATTCGATTTCTTTTGCCATATAACTATTTATCTAGAACATTATAAAGGGCATGGGTTCTATAAAGTTGTCTAACGCATCCTTAAGCTCAGAATCTAACGTAGCATCAAAACTCTGTAGCATCTGTATCATACGTACTGCTAGTAATGTGCTCATAACTAAATCATCATGCTCGCCAATTTTTGCTGCATAGCTACCGCCTGATGCTACAAAGTTTTTTAGTTCGCTGATTAATGCTTTACTTGCTATAAACAAACGTTTGGTTTCAACTAAACTTTTAAATTTAGCACAGGCACTTAATTTAGATTTATTAGTGGTATTAAATCCTTTACGGAATCGTGTACCGCCGCCGCCCATGCGTTTAGGTTCGCTTAGAAATATGCCAGGAATATTTTCTTCACCTATTTCACTAATACAAACTAGTGCAGCTTCACCTAAGGTATTATTTTCTACTGAATAATACACATGAGTTTGTCCAGCAACGTCTGCTAAGTATCCGCAAATTTCTTTCATAATAACAACCTGACGTTGTACGATTGTTTTATTATGGCTCCACTCGGCCACTTGTTTGAGTCCAGGCAATTCAAATACCTGTATGGCCGCGGGGTCTGATCCGGTACCAAGACTTGGATCTAGTGCAACTACATAAGTCTTGTCACGCTCGGGACGTTTATACCAACGTATCTGACCTTGTTTCTCTATAGGATCAAGACCAGCCATCTCACTTAGCATGACGGGATTAATCAATGTTTCATCAAAGATGATGAATTCACATTCCATCTCACGACGGAAACGTTCTTCGCCTAACTGTGCTCGCATCTGCGCGGCCCACTTTTCATCACGTTCTGGATGTTCTTCCCAACGACTGCGGAACGCTTTAAATCCGTTAACACCTAATTCTGTTTCATTGCCAAACTCATCAAAACATTTATTAGCCTGACGCCAAATTTGTGCAAACTGATCTTCGTCTGAGTTTGGTGTTGATGTAATAATACACTTACCACCAGTTGCTAGTGTAGGTGTAATGGAAGTCCAGAATTCACTCGCAATAGTTGGGCGAACGAACGCAAACTCGTCACAGTATAGTAGTGATATGGACATACCACGACCTGTATTTTCTGTTGTTGTTTGACTTACTATGCGGCTACCATTTTCAAAGTCCAAGCTACCTTTATTGTAACTTGTTACCCCGGCTCGGATAAAGTCTGGACAGTTCTCATAAGCGTGACGAACACGTTGCATAATCTCCTGTGCGCCCAAATACTTGTGAGCAGCTACAAGGATGGTACTGTCTGGAACAAACATTGCATACCACAGCAAGTATCCTGCGGCGCTGGTCGATTTGCCCGTTTGTCTAGGCATTAGGCTAATACTGAATCTATAATTATGATATGTATCTATCAAACGTTCTTGATAGTCGAATGGGTGGTATTGTATAGCACCCTTTGTTGGATGTTGGATAAAGAAGTAATTATCCATAAAGTACTGCGGGCCAGACACAGGATCAGCACACTGAGCAAGCTCCTGTATTTGATGCTCAGTATAAGACATTTTCTTATACGGTGCTTTGATAATTGCAGTTTCTAATTCTTTAGCCATTGTGTAATAATCTTTTATATAAGTATATTTAATGTCAGACACATTACTGTTAAATTCTAATTACGAGCCAATTTCAGTATTACCCCTAAGCGTAATCGGTTGGCAACATGCTATCAAACTCATGTATTTGGGACGTGTACACGTCATCGAAACCTATCCAGATTGGATTGTACACTCTGAACGACTAGCAATAAATGTTCCCAGTGTAGCAGTAACTCGAGATTATTTTCACTACAAAAAAGCTGTCAAGTTTAGTCGTTATAACTTGTACATGCGTGACCTATTCAAATGTCAATATTGCGATGATGTATTTGACTATGACGAATTAACTATCGATCACGTTATTCCACGTATGGCTGGCGGTAAAACTAATTGGGAAAATTGTGTAACTGCTTGTAAGGCATGTAATCATGCCAAAGGTAGCCATACAAACATTAAACCAAGAATCAAACCCTACAGGCCAGACTACTATAGTTTAGTCAATCAATGGAAAAAAATGGATTTTACTGTTAAACAAGCATCATGGAATCAATACTTGGGATTAGACAAGCGAATTGCTTAGTCAAGTGCTTTAGGTTGGTTTTCTGGTAATTTACCAGGATGACGTTCGAAGTATTGTTTAATTTTTTCTTCTAGTGTACCTGCGTTAGCACCAAGTCCACGCACAGGCTCAAAGTTAATTAAAAACCATAGATCGTCGCCAGGTTTAGCATTATACTTTTCTAATAACTCGTTTCTGTATTTTGCAGTATAAGATATGTTACTGCCGACTGGGCTTGTAATTCCACCTTCACTGGCAGTAGGCACTTGGTTTTGTCCGCTGTAGATTCCGCCTAGGCCGTTAGGTCCAGGACCTTCGCCCTCAACAACAAGGCCGGCTAGTTTTTTAATTTGATATAAGTCTTGGGAATCCATAACAGCATCGGCATCACCAGTCTCACCTTGGTGTACAAAGTTTTGACTAGTGATTCGATATTGTTTCATTAGTTAGATTTTTTAATACTTTCGTACTCAGCGGCTAACTTAGCTTCCAACTTAAGAGTAGTTTCCATAGTCTTAACTGGTTTAGCAGGACGATTAGGTTGTTGCTTCATCTTGTTGTCACCGGCGCCGTCATAGTTATTCTTCTCGCCCGAATCAGCTTCACCTGGATTTAGTGTACTAGCTTTCATGCTCATGTATTCTTCTTTAGTACCGTTTACAGGATCTTGATCACTAGTATTATCATCAACTTCTGGATCGCCATAAGTTTTTTCATCTTTGGCTAATGCTTCTTCAATTTTACCAGTATCTAATCCAGCTACACGTAGCATAGCAAGCAGTTCTTGTGCTTCTTTGACTGAATCTTTTTTAGTATCTTTTTCGTCGTCACATTCACAAGGATCGCAATCGCACTTAGAGCAATGATCTTCTTTGGCTTCTTTAACTTGATACTCTTTGCCATCAACTTCAAAACTGTCTTTGTGTTGTGCGCGAGCTTTGGCTAATTCGCCTGAAAATTCATTACCTTCATTTGGTTCTTCATCTAGTGTACTTGTGTCTGTGTACTCTTTACCATCTAAATCAAACTTTTCACCTTTTGGTGTATCTTTTAATTTACCAGTAAATGCATTGCCCTCATCAGCCATACTCAGACCAGCTAGTTTAGCTAGTTCATTTAGTTCAGCTTCCATTGCATCTTCTTCGTAGTAGTTACGACCACGACCTTTTAATAAAGCAGTTTTACCAGGAATCTGGCTAGCAGGTAGGCTTGAACCAACTGGATGTGGGTTTGCTGGATTGCCACCTTTTACATGCTCCCAAGGACTTTTGCTTGGCTGTTGTGCTGTAGCTTGTTGACCTGGGAATGGTAATACATTTTCTTCCATTTGACGCTTAGAATGTGCATATACTTCCATCATGTCGCGTAAACGATCGGAGCATACACCAGTTTCTTTGAACTGTTGCATGTCTGTGCTCATGCACTCTAACATTTCTTCTAGAGTCATGTGTTGTTCTTCCATCATACGTTTGAAGTTTACACTTTCGGCTACCATCTTGCCCATGCTGTACTTCTTACCGGAGTCAGAATCTGTTTTCTTTGAATCATGTTTAACACGACCAAATGGATCATGTGATTTGCTTAGGCCGCCTTGGTGGCGATCGCTATCAGATTTTTCTTTCTTTGGACGACCAACGTTACCTTTGTTTTTAGGATCACGTCGTGGGTTTTTAGTTACAGCCTTACGAGGACGACCTTTTTTAGGTTTGTTATCTTCTTCGTCATCTTTTTCAATATCGTCACTTGGATATCCAGGGAAGTCTGTTTTAGTATGCTTGATACCGTGTTTGGTTTTTGAAACTTCACCTTCGTTGGTATGATCGCAAGAGCATTCGCTTTCAAACATACCGCACTCGTTGCAAGAACTTTCTTCAAAGTCAACAATGTTGCCGTGCTCGTCAGGTCCAAATGAGTTAACTGGGCCTAAACTGTCTGGCAAGTTGCAACCAAGGATTTCACATACGTCTTGATAGTTCATTTGGCAATCGCCGCCAATTGACTCAATGTCTTCTGCTTCTAAGTCATGAACACTACGAATGCCGTTCATTTCCATATAATCTCTAGCGCATTGTTTAACTGCCTTTACTGGATCATATTTTTCACTAACGTGTTGTGGCAAACCTTTGTGCTTTGTAGCAGCAAAGTCGTGTGTATCTTTAGGCTTCATTGTCTTAGCAACTTTTTTCAATTCAGGACTTGCACCCTTGATCTTTTCACCCTTTTGCATAGCATGTGCCATGCCCATAAACTTTTGTTGAGCTTGGCTAACTGCTTTCTCACCAACAACACCCATACCGCCCATGCCACCATCTAATGTCTCGCCCATTTTCTTACCGGCGGCAGCGGCTTTTTGGAATGCCTTCTTGCCATATTTTTCACGACCAATTGCGGCAGCAACTGCACCCGCATCTTTGACATCACCCTTGGCGGCAATAGACTTTTCTAATTTCTTAAAGCCCATATACTTTTCAGCAAGAACTTGTTCTGTAGTTTTTACACCAGTAAGAATACTACCCTTAGCTGGAATCTCAGCATATTCCTTTAGTGTAGGTGCTTCTGACTTTGGAGCTTCTTTAGGAGTTAGTGCTTCTAATTTTCCTAAGATGCTGTAAATGTTGTCGTGTGGATGATTCTTGCTCATAATTAACCTTTGGTTGGATCTGGGATTTTGTTTTGCTTACTGCCCACAGGATCTACATTACCCTGTGCTATTTCGTTTGTTGTTTTGCCATACGAGCTTTGTTTATCTCCGCCGACAGTAGTGTCGGTGCCGGCAATCTCAAATTGACGTGATTCTAATTCTTTTAACAAGCTACCAATGCGAACTTGTCCTACTAGGCTCTGACCTTCTTTTGAACCGCCTAGATCTTCTTGATCTAGTAGTGCGCCCTTGGCAGCATCTGCGTTTGGTGCTTCGGCTTCATCTGTGAATTCAGCTTCATGTAAATTACGTACACAAATCCAGTCTGGATTTAGTTGAGCACGTTCTTTTAATGTTTGACGAATTTGAACTGTGTTAGTTGGGTAAGCAACTTTAATGTCAAATGTCCAGCACTCGCAAGGACCCCAGTTTGGAAACTCACGGTGCTCTTGTATTGGTAAACTCTTAACTGCACTAACGCTTTCTAATTGCCAAGTGTCAAGAGCACTTTTAATTTGTTCCATTACTGTTTTTGGATCAATGGTAGCCATTTTAATGCGAAATTCGCAAGGCTTACTTAATTCAAATATGTAACTTTGGAATGGTTTCATTTTTAATTCCTATTATGTTATATTTAGCCTTTTTGGCAATTTATTTTTTATTCAGAATCTGCTTGAGTAATTCGTTACGATCAAGCACGATTCCCTCACCCTCAACTGCTTCTTCAGCAGGGGATTTTTTATCTTTGGCTATTTGATGATCCAACTTGGCTTTTTGCAGTTGCAGATTAATCATACGCAACTTTTTGTCTAGTTTAGCAGTTTTAGCAGTAATAGCATGCCCTAGTAATGTGCCTGCTGTCTGCAGAATAACACCCGAAAAACGTGGTTCCACATTCATACCTAGATCAATTAAATCTTCAGCTTTATCTTTGGCTAAATTTGCTAGTTCGTCAAGCTCTGAATCCGCTGTGTCTAAATCCCTAACAGTGGGTAGTGCTATATCAATTTTATCAATAGCAAGATTTACTTCGTTAATTAAATCTTTATTTTCATCAACAAAGTTTTTAGCTTCTTCAGCGGTGGGTGTGTCTAAATCTGTGGTTGGAGGTAAGTTAAATAACTCTTCTAATTTTTTTGTCATACCAATATTTATTTGGCTTTACCTTGATGGAAAATATCATTTTCGGTAATGACTCGAAAAGTTAAATTATGAGCTCGACACCATTGGCGTGCGGCTTCCCATTTGGCCATATTGAGTATGGCTGCTGCTTGTGCTCGGGGACTTTTACCAGCTTCTTGTAAACTGGTTTCTTTAAGAGGTTTTACTTCAATCACTTCTGCATGCTGACGTTGATTAGCATCAACATAGGTAATTAAAAAGTCGGGGACGTATATTGTATTTTTGCCAGTTAAAGGATTACGATAGTTAATGTGTACTGCTTCACTGGCCCATTGTAGTATGTTAGGATTATTATCGCACATGGTCATGAACGTATGTTCCCAACCAGATCTATATGTAGGAGATTTGTTGCCCACATACTTTTGTGGATTCTTTAATTGATATTTGCCTTGTGCGTATTTAGACATTACGGAAGAATTGTGCGTGTGATCAGCGGACTAGTAGTAGTTGATGTTTTAATACCAAGTTGACTAGTTGGCACTCGATTATAATTTAAAAATGCTGCCAGGTATGTGTTGAGTTGCCCGGGTGTTAATTGTTTAAATTCCGTCAACAAGGACATAGGATCAAGATTCTGTGCCAGGGCCGTATAAATTATAGTTCCAGCCAACTGTTTTCCTGCAGACGCACTACCTGTGTACTGTTCAAAAAATGCAACTATAGCATCGTTAGCAACACCAATATCAAAATTGCCCGCAAAGAAATTATTGAAGTACTGTTGAGCATTACTAGTCCCACCGGGTGTTGTGGCATTTACACCTAGGGATAAATTAGGTGCCTGTAAATTGGTTGCGGCGGTAATTTGATTAGTCATTGGTTAGTCTGCTGTTGATATATCGGACACTGAACCAAAATCTGGAGACTGTATAATAGGACCTCCTATTACTTCACCGTTTGTAACGCCGCTGAAGAGTCCAGTACCACTTGATCCAAATGTCAATGATGTCTGTAGTCCAGTTACCTGTCCTGATAAGTAGTTTTGTAAATCGCCAAACGCATTGCTAATACCAGTGGATACTGGAGACAATGCACCAGAGATACCTGTTGCAATTTGTTGTCCAGCTTGACTTGCCAAACTGTTAATGCCTTGAGTGACCGCACCTGTGGCAAATTTAATTGCCATGTTCTCAACAGTAGTAAGAGCCGCACTTGGATTAGCAATCGCTGCTGCCGCTAGTGTAACAATACTTGTACCAGTTGACCCCAGGCCAGTAGCCACACCTTTGAGTACTCCACCAGCTAATGTGTTAGCGGCTGTACCTGCTAGGCTGTTTGCTGCTGCTTGTAATTGTTGACCAACAATATTACTATTGCTGATTCCTGATGTTAAGCTACCAAGACTTGGTAGGGCAAATCCACCATTGTTACTACCAGCAGCACTTGATAAGCCTGTTATCACTCCACTCAGAGTACCAAAGGCAAATGCCGCACTTAACGCACCTGTGTTGGGAGTTGGTACTACTGCACCACCTGAGGTTGATAAATTAAAATTAGCTAAGTCAGTAATATTGTTAGATGCTGTTTTGTAGTTTGGTGTATTGCCCGAGGGATATTGATTGGGTGTTGGTGTAGTGTCATAGTGCAAATCGATATATCCACCTACAGTATTTTCTGTAGTATACCCAGTTTGATATTTTACTGTTTCAAAAGTAATTGACATTTGATGTTCAAGTAGAGCTTGATTTTCACCATTAACATGTTCGCCATGTTTAAATGCTGTAATAAGAGGATTAATTAGCTCATACTCATCAAATCTTCCTTGATACAAACTGTAGATTCTAATAGCCTGAATGTATTGATAATCTTGATATGCGTTGGCACTATTGTAACTTTGAACTGGGCGTGGACTATATCCCCACTCAAAACTTGGACGTTCTTGATATTTGTTAATTATGTTATATGTTGCATCGGCATAGTCACTGTCACGGTAAAAGAAACTGTAGTAGTCGTACCAAAATTCTCTTACATTATCGGCTTGGTCATCATGGAATACAATGTTAATTGGATCATACTGTATTCTATTCTGTACAATATTTTTACGATTGTAGGCATTGTGTACTTTAGTATCAATAGTAAACTTAGGTAAGCCCACACTCTTGACAATCATACCCATTTCTTGTGCTGATGTATTACTGACGTTGCTGATTAATGGATTGAAATCAAATTCAACATAAAATAGGAATCCGTACTTAGGGCTTAGACGATAGTTAGCATCAACAAAAATTCTACTTGCATGCTGGTAACTACGTAAGACCGTTTGACTAGTATTAACTGCCATAATTATTCCTTGTTACTAGTATTTATCTAATAAAAAACCCGGAGTTTTAAGTCCGGGTTAAGTTGCATCATCTAGTTACAAACTTAATTAGCCTGTCGCTGTTGTTCCTAGTATTGTTGGTGTTACGGTAGTACCAACGCCGCCGCCAACTGTTTGAATTGCGTTGTCAAATTTGATATTAATTGCAATTTGAACTTGATCGTTGCTACTGTAGGCCATATCGCCCCAGTCAACTGAACTTAAGAAGCAACCGTCTAATTCCCATGCTTCAAGAACGTTAACAGTTGTAGCACCGTTACCGCCATCAAGCATTTCAAATAACAATTGGAATTTGTAGTCAATACCGCTTGGGGCACTTGCTTGTTCTAAGAAGTCATACTGTTTCTGAACCTGTTGACCGATTAGAGTAGTAACTGCACCAGTAGCATCATCACGTAGATTGATTGTTGTTTCTTGCCATTCTGGCTTACCTTGCAAGTAGATTTTTGAGTTATAAACGTCAAGTGTAATTGGGTTAAAGTTTACGTTTGGACGTTTGATATCTACTACTTGTTTGGTTAGTTCTGTTGTTGCGTTGTTTACACCAAAGTTAATAAATGTAGCGCGAAAGCGATACTTTAGTTTTGGCATTAGCAAGCCCTGAGTGGTTGCACTCTGACTGCTATTCAACGGTACTGTAAAATTACTTAAACTTGCTACTGGCATTTTATTCTCCTATACTCTTATTTATTCATTAACTGGACTGAGTGTTTAACGACTTAATTGTGCCAGGATTATAAATTGCGATTGGAATGTAGATGAATTCAACATCTTTCATTGGTTCAATAGCAACGTCAACATACAACTGATTATTAGCAATAGTAGCTGGTGTATTGTTGCTAGTATCGCAAATTACTAAAAAGTCATATAAACCACGGTGTGCTAACACGTTATTAAGAGCATTTTCGATCGATGTTGCAATTGACTTACGTGTAATTGCATCATTAGGTTCAAACAAGTAACCGTTACTAACGCTAGTAAAGATTGAACGTAAATAGTTCTCTAAACGAACAACGTTAACACGATTCTGTGCTGTTGTATCTAAGCTACGAGTCAACTGACCAAATACTACTAGGCCGGCACCGGGTAACTGTGTAATTGGGTTAATTGACAAGTTAAATAGTGCATCACGTAGACCTTGGCTTATGCTGTTGTGTACAAACGCACCTGTTGACGCATTGAGATATCCAATGTCACTTAGATTACTTACTAAGCCGCGGTTAACACCAGCAGGTGCAAACCATGGATAACTAACTTGATCGTTGTACAAGTATGTACGCAATACTGCATGGCTAGCTGGAACAACAATTTGGTTTCCAGATAGATCGTTAGTTAAGCCAGCTGGATAATACAAGGCCAAGTATGGACTTGAGCTTGCATCGCTTGGTAATCCAGTACCTGTGGTATTGTTTACCCAGTTAGTAATATCAACTGTGTTTGGTCCTAATGTCATTGGTGTATCACCAATAATAAACGCAGTATCACCGCGGTTGTCATTTAGAGTTAACATGTTAGGAATCAACTCTGGATAGTTAGGAGCACAAATTAAATTAAATTTGTATGTTGGGCTTAACACATCTAAGTTACTGTCAACAGCTGATTGCATCGCTGCAACAACTAAAGCACGTTGAGCTGCACTACCAGCATACATAACACCATTTTCATTTAATCCACTGTCAGACACCCATGCATCTGTAATGGTAGGTGTTGAAGTTGGTAAGTTTTCTGGATTGTTACTTGGGTTTGCTGGTGGGAAACTTGTGTTATTGAAATAGTTTTGTACATATTTCTTAACATTGTAACCACTACGACGTGTGTTAAACAACAGAGTACCGCGTGGGTATAAGCGCCAATCTGGAGCATCTAAATCAATATAGTTGCTGGTCAGTAGTGCTGAGATTGGTGGGAAAACTCCACTGATAGGATCTGTTGTGCCGCTGGTATCCCAACGTGCATCAGCAAATACAATACCGTTTGATGTTGTGTGATCTGTAGTATTGATTGATACCCAAGTTGTACCGTTGTAACGATATAGACTTGGATAGTTAACTAGATCACCGGAGTCTAACCACAAGTCGCCAGCTACTAGTGCAGAACCAGTACTTTGACTTGTTGGAGGTGTTGTTGGAGTAACAATAACACCATTTGGATCTGTATTAGCTAGATCGTAACCACGTTGATCTGAAGTTACATTGCGATAACCTTTCCAGCCGCTGTTATTGATCATAATATCAATGTCTGCTGGATTGCTATAGTACCAAATTGTACCGGTAGCTGGTTTAACGTATGGTGCTGAGGATTGATAATAAATGTTCTTTGTAATATTTTTAAAATTACTGATAGTAACTTGATTAGTTACTGAATTGTAAATCCAACCAGATCCCGAACTGCCAGAAAAGCCTGCAGATGCTAGTGGTGTACCAGATACAATATCAATATTAATTTGTCCACCTAAGGTGTGACCAATTGAAATAGTTCCATTGTCGTTTAGCTGTGCAGTAACATACGGAACGTTAGCTGCTAAAATAGCACTGACAAAACCAGCAGGTGATACAGCGGATACTGTAACTGTAGCAGATGCAAGAGTTGAAGTTCCTGGCTGTGATGCATTTATAGTAAAACTACCGCTAATACTCGATGATGGTGTTCCACCTGTAGCATTAGTTGGTTGATTTGATGCTACTACGTCAAAACGCAACATGTTATAGGTTGTGTCAGCTTGATAGTAAGATGTTACCAATTGACCAACAGTGAGTCCGGAGCCGCCGCCAGTTGGATCAAATGCGTATATTGCTGAACTAAACGTTGGAAATGGTGGGGCACTTTCTGCTACCCATTGACCTGACGCAGAATTATATTGGAAAAATGCTGGATTTAATCCGTTACCAGTAATACTGGTTTTCCACCACACTGATCCAGTTGGGCGTGGTTGTGTGTCTGTTGTCATCCAACTTGGTTGTGCAGTATAAGGACCATAGAAAAACGATAGTGAATTGGTATATCCAGTTGGATATCCGCATAGTGCTAACGGTGTATTTGTTCCATCAAGGAATAATGCATTACCGTGTCCATCAGCGGCACTTGTAAGGAAAATCTGTAGATAACCGTTAGGTGCTGCAGCAAATACTCCTGGGATAGCAGCAGTATTAATAGAAGCAGCAAGTGCCGCTACGGTTGTTGTTGATCCAGTTGTAACTGTATTACCGTTGATACTAAATGTGCTGTTAGCAGGGATAGTAGGATTTAGTACTGTGCCAGTTCTTGCTGGACTTGAAGTCTGCCAGTCTGGACTACCAACTTCTACCCATTGATTATTTAAACCGCCAGTTGTTACACCACCTGAAGTACTAACAGAATTAATACCTGCTTTGTAAAATAATCGTAATGCTGAAGGGGTAGTGCCATCTGGATTAACGCAAACGATTGCGTATTGACCAATTTGTCCAACAGAGTTAAGTGGGGTTGGAACATTGTTGGTTGTATTAACTGTTACATACTGTACTTGTGCTGGGTCAGTAATATTCAATGGAGCAAGATTTGTAAATGCACCTGTGGCTTCGTTCCACTGATAGATACCCCATTGTGTATTAGAAACGTCTAACCAATATGTGCCATTTGCAGGAGGATCGATTGGACGTACACTTGTACCAACTAGTTGGTTTAGGTCGATATCAGCACGGATAGCAAACAACTGATTGCTCAGTCCTAAAGCACTATAAGCTGCCATCAAACCGTATTCATTGATTTCACTACCATTAACTGGTGTTCCTGCAGAGCTCAATTGGAACGTTGGTGTGCCCAATTGGGTAATCAAATCACGTTGGCTTGTGAATGATAATAGTTTGCCAGCATTTGCTGGTAGTGTTCCAGTAGCAGGTGAACCTGAAGGATTAGTTTTGTTCGACGCTGTTGCTAACACTACTAATGGTACAGAACCTACGTTACTGTTTACATATTGGCTTTGATCATTAATTGTGATCGATACGCCTGGAGATACTAGTGCCATGGTTTATATCCTTTATATTACATGTTATAGTTATTTATAAGAAAGGTATAAAATATGGTAGGTTACAGGAGCCTTTGCAAAGGTTTAATTGATTTTTGCATCATAAATACAGCATATGATACGACCAATATGTCCTGTATGCTCTGAAAACTACGTTGCTATTAATTATAAACGTGGCGGTATGTTACACTATAGAACAAAGTGTGCTGCCTGCATTAGAAAAGGAAAAAAATTAAAGCCGCAGGCTCCTGCATGGGCTAAGTCGGGATACAAAAAAGCCGAGCGTTGTGAAGTATGTAACTTTAAAGCAAAAATTCCCACCAAACAATTATTTGTATATCATGTGGACGGGAATCTTAAAAACAACAATTGGCACAATTTAAAAACAATCTGTGCTAATTGTAGAATTGAACTTGCTGTAAGTCGAGTTAGTTGGAAACCGGCTCCTATTGTACCAGACTTTTAATATTAGCGTAGAGTTCTTCGATAGTACCGTTGTTGTCAATTTCATAATCAAATTTTGTACCTACCCACGCAGTTTCGCTGATATGCACTCCAAGCTCTCTAAGAATTTCGCTAGATGCATTGGGCTGTGGCGGATTGTTATTTGCGGCCAGTGCTACACCATACCAGCTAGGTAATTCGCCGCGTCGAACCCAAACAATTTTACCGCCAGCATTACGAATACTTTGTATTTCGTTAGGGAAACGGACATCACTGATGACAGTATTATCACTACGACGACTTAGTCGTGCTTCCAGGGCCGCGATCCAAATGTCGTCGTGGAAGGCTTTACGGCAAACTTCAGTGCCCCAGTACTGTAGTACCCAGCGGGGAGTTAAATTGGGCATGTTAAGTCTATTGGCCCACCATGGATCCACTTGTTCACGCCAAGCACGTGCTTCAGGAGTACGACCTTCTAAGAGTTCACGATCCCAACCAAATACTGCGGCCACAGCATCTTTAAGTGTACCAGCAAAACTATCGCGTCTGTAGCCGTGAAAACCAACTAAGTAGTCGGCAATAGTATCTTTACCTGAACCAATAAATCCGCATACACCAATGATCATAAAAAAGCCCTTTGTAATAAGGGCTATTTTTACATAATTTAAGTAGTTTGTCAACTATCCCATTAACCAAGTCAGTGGTTGCGATCCGTCAACATACTGTTTTAGATCGTCCTCTAATTTTTCCATTTCAGCTTGTGCTTCAGCTTTTAGTTGGGCTCCATTCAGACTAGTACCACCCTGTGGTCCCGCAATTTGGCTAAACTTTTCGCGTGCTTCACCTAGGATACGTTTGCAAAAACTGTAGGCATAATCTTGAATCCAGGGAAATGCATAGGTATCGTTAAGGATTATAGAATCTGGCTTTTGATTAAACATCCAAAGTATAACAGTTTCTTGCTGTGTTAAATCGGGGTTAGCACCTTGCCATGGCATCTTACGAACTAGTGTTAGTTTTTTTGTTACTGGGTTAAATGTAAAGTTCATAAAGCCACCAAACATTTTCATAGCTAGTTTTTGATAGTCAACAAACAATTCATAGTTTGTTAGGCCACCAACACGTCCAGCTACCAACATATACGTGTTTAAGTATCCTGATGAAAATGGCTCAAATTGACTAGCACTAGTACCTGTAGTTGAACCAATACCACGACGGAAAATTTGTCGAACGCTCATTACTTCTTTGGGTAGTATATACTCCTGGGTTTCAGGAAGTAATACCATGCTTGCATAGCTTTCTTCTGTGGAGTTTTGAGCACGTTGACGATATTTGATCAGAGCCTGTGTAACTCCCATTTCGTAGTGTTCTTTATCTAGTTCAACGTCCACAATGCCGTCAGCTAATCGTAAACGAATATAGTCGGTGATAGCAGCACGTAGACTATCGTTGGTATTACCAAATGTCCAGTTTGGGTCTTGGACACCGGGGAAGCCTACTCGAGAGTCGCCAGTAAATTCGATATGGCCAGCACCAGAACCAGTGTTGGCATTAAAAAGGCTTTCTGTGCCTATGTTAAGATTTGCGTCAAACCCAGGATCTTCAATGATCGGGCCTGTATAAGGTGTTACCATATATTACTCCGTTATCAAGTATTTATTACTCTGTAACGGAGTTTGGGTTTATTGTACCTTTAGTAGAATCACATCAGCACTAATACGACCATTGAGTTTTGTTTCAGTTGCTTTGATATTTTCTATAAACTTACGCAGTTCTATCTTAGTAGCACGAGCAAACTCTTTGAGCTTTTCCTCTGGTTTACGCAAGGTTTTTGTTACACTTTTATGTTCATCGAAGCCGATAATGCCAGTTCCTTTGACGTTTAAGGGTCCTTTTAGACTGTCAGCTACATACTTGCCTAACTTACGTGTTTTAGTGTTATAGACCCATAGTTCTTGTGCACCAATAATATCTGCAGGATTAACGCTAACCAAGCGTAAAACTTTATCTTCTTTGGCATATTTGAGTTTAGCTACTACTTTTTCTTTGCTTACGGATTTTGGGGCACGAATCTTTTTAGTAGCTTTCTTGACGCCACGATATTGAATGATATCATTTAAGATCTGATCAATGAATGCCATGATACGTTTAAAGTCTGCGGCCTTATAATGACTGTAGCCTTCTGTAATTTGCTCGTCGACTTTTTCAAAAGCCAATTTAAGTTCATCAAATCGAACTTGATATACTGCTTCGTACTTACTTAACTGACTCTGTGGAACATTGTTAGCCACAAGAAAATCATAAGGCTTAAACTGGTACTTAGGATCACAAATGAATGCATCGTAGTGGCCTTCAAGTTCGCCGATTGTTTCTGAGGTTTTTTCATTTAGTCTGTCCTGAATAGTTGGTACATAGGCTTTGGGTTTTTCTTCAACAACTTCAACAACAATTTCTTCTGCTGACTTGCTGTTAATACTTTCGAGAATGTTTGCATCAATGAATTCAATATGACGTTCTTGTAAGGGCATACCTTGACGATGAGCCATGATAAGTCCACAAGTGGTCATCGATACTGTACGATCCCCGGCACGTTCAAACGCTTTAATCTCTTCTGCGGTAAAGTCTTTGACTTCCTTCATCCAAGCAACAACGTGCTTCTTTAGATCCTTTTGTGTAAAGAAATAATTGTAATAGTTCAAACTACGACGCATGTGATGATCAAACTCTTCAAAAGACATTGTCTTGGCACGCTCAGTATCCCAGACTGGTTCATTGCCTGTGTACTTTTCATCACCAAACAGGGGATTACGTGTTGCACGAATCTTTGCTTTGGTTGCCTTGCCATTGATTTTAATATTAGCCATTTTGTCTATCTCTCACTAAAGGTTTGTAGGCATACTTATTACCACGAGCATCGTATAATGCATGATGCGGTTTATGGCCAAAGGCGTCAGCCTCTGCCCAATAATAATCTATTGCTTGTTGATCTAGGTTGCCCCATATATTCATAGCCCGTATGTTGCTAAACAGTTCTTCTTCTGGAAGTTCTGGAAGTAATTGTAGCATTTTTGCCATTAAATACCAATCGGTATTATAGTCAAAGCAAATAGTAACAATATCATCACCATAAAACTTTAACCACTTATTCAGTTTCATCGCAATGCCATAGTAATTATCCACTATGCGTTTTGGATATTCACCTAATAAAGGGACAACCACTTCACGAACAAAGTCACTGCAACATTCTTGTCTGTACTGCACGCTTTCTGCGTAAAATTCTCGATCATTTTCATCAACCAAACCAATAGAAATTAAGTCGCACTCTGACTCAGGAAAATCAGTAAATTCGGTATCCAAAAATATCAACATACAGTATTATACATTAATTATCATTTGGTGTCAATAACGTAGCAAAAGTAAGATGTTGCTCCATTAAGTCCAAACGGGCAATCAAATCTGCTTCAATTTCTTGGTACCGTGCTGTGGGCTTGTTAAGCCTGCGACATTCGACCAATTCACGATCTAACTGATCCCATAGTGCTCTAGCAGGACGCCATAAACGTCGCATATCCTCACGCATATTAGGGGGGATATCAATAATTTGAAAAAATATAGTATCTAACCGCTTTTTCAGGTCTTGATTGTGATCCATGCTACTATTATACTATTTTGGCAATTAAGGGTCAACTGTAGATAAATATGCTAATAAGGATATACTATGCCACGTTTAAGCCTTTGGCAAGATGGAAAACATTCAAATGATTACAAATTTATGGATAGACGCATATCCGAAATGTTTACCATCGGTGGCACTGGTGTCCTGCTCAACAAATATTTAGGTACCAATCCGCAAGGGTTATTTGTTTCAACTAGTGCCGCACAGTCTGGCCCAGACATTGTATTACAATTTAGCAATACCAACGGAATTCAAACAGGAATGTTTGTATATGGTACAAACGTTTCTGCTGGCACAACGGTTACTTCGGTCTCTAGCACATCAATCACATTAAATTTGCCAACTACAGGAGCAGTTCCGACTAATACCAGCATTGGATTTAGTGTGGATGCTACACAGCCAGCTTACACAAATCAATCGGCTCTAAACATACAAGACTTGTTATGGACAGAAAATCGTGACCGCAAGTATGACTTAGACGTTTACAAAATGCGCGGAATCTATCAACGTGCCGACCAAGACTTTGATCTAAGTCAATTTGGTCTATTCTTACAAACTGGAACAATCTTTATGGTGTTTCATTTACGTGACATGGTTGACCAGATTGGTCGTAAGTTAATTGCTGGTGACGTATTAGAATTAGAGCATCTAAAAGACTATGATGCTCTTAATACTGACTTACCGGCTGCATTAAAGAGATACTATGTAGTTGGTGATGCTAGTTTTGCCGCAGAAGGCTTTTCACCAACTTGGTGGCCACACTTATGGCGTGTCAAACTTAATCCGCTTGTTGATAGTCAAGAGTATAAAGATATTCTTAACAATATCAAAGCCGGTGATCCAAATGTTACCAATACCCCAGTGGGTCAGGTCCTGAGTACCTATCAACAATATACTAATCTAAACGAATCTATTGTAACACAAGCAGAATTTGATATTCCGCTCAGTGGGTACGACACTAGTTCATTCTATACCTTAGGTGTAAACGAAGATGGTAGCCCGCAGGCTAACCCTATAACTGGTGATAACACTAGTATCACAGCCGACCAACTTGACCCAACTGCCGATGCTGGTGTAATGAGTCCTACAAGCAAAATTCAAGGTTACTTAACCGGGGATGGCCGAGCACCGAACGGATTGGTTACTGGTGCTGGTATTGCTTTCCCAACCAATCCAGCCACTGGAGATTACTTCCTGAGATTAGACTACTTACCAAATCGCTTGTTTAGATTTGACGGCTCATTCTGGCGTAAGATTGAAGATGCTGTACGTACTGGCCTAACACCAGGTGCTGCAAATAACTTAACCAACCGTGCTAGTTATGTAAATAACACAAACACCTACACTGATGCCGCAGGTCAGGTACATAACGAACGTCAAAATTTAAGTCTAGCACTAACACCACGTGCAGACAATTCAGATAACGAATAGAGAATAATATGGCAGTCCAATTTGCTTATGATGCACAAGTACGTAGATTTATAGTACAATTTATACGTATGCTTTCAAATTTCCAAGTAGAATTTGGACAAGATTCTAGCGGCAACAAAACACTACAAACTGTTCCTATCTACTACGGCGATCAAAGTCGACAAGCATCAATGATTCTACGTGGTAACAGTGAAAACACACTCAATGCGGTGCCTGCCATGGCCACATATATCAGTGGATTAACATATGATCGTGATCGTGTATTGAATCCCAGCTTTGAAGGCAGTATTCGTGTTAGGGAACAAATTTATGATCAGTCCTCGCAGGCCTATACGGGCACACAGGATGGCCTATACACCGTAGAACGCTTAATGCCTGCTCCATACAAATTGACCATGAAGGTTGATATTTGGACTAGCAATACAGATCAAAAACATCAACTGTTTGAACAAATTGCTCCCTTGTTTAATCCTGCACTTGAAATTCAAAACTCAGACAACTATGTTGATTGGGGAAGTTTAAGTGCTGTGTTCTTGACTGATGTTTCATATACAAATCGTAGTGTACCAATGGGCGGTGATGACACTACCATTGATATTATGACCATGACATTTGAAATGCCTATTTGGATTAGCTTGCCAAGTAAAGTTAAGAAGATGGGTGTTGTGGCGCAAATTATTGCTAGCTTATATAGTCCAGAAGGCGGACTAAGTCCAGATGTAATAGAAACCTTAGATGGATTGGTAAGCCAACAAAAATTCAGCCCTATGAATTACGATGTAGTCTACATGGGAAATACCTTAACACTTTACACAGCCGCTAACGATACCGACGGAGTGGTAAATGGTGCTCCAGCTAAATGGGATGGTTTAGTTAACATTTATGGTCAATTGACCAACGGTATCAGTCAAGTACGCTTACAGTTTGACCACATCGATGGTCCGCATGAAGTAGTGGGTACTGTAGCTTACGATCCAACTGATAGTTCTAGTTTATTGTTTACTCCCATTGCCGCAACGTTACCCACAAATACATTAGCGCCAGTTACAGCTATTATCGATCCCCGTAATGTTACAGTTAATAGCAACATTTTAACCCCTGCAACAGGAACAAGATATTTGATCTTAAATCCAATTGGCGGTGTAGATTCTGAATCTGCTGTAGCATGGGCTGGTCCACCAGGTACCAATTTAATTGCTCGTGCAAACGATATTATTCAATGGAACGGTAGTTATTGGACTGTGTCTTTTGACAGCACCAATTCTACTGTACAATATGTAACAAATCTAAATACCACAGTACAATATTATTGGGATGGTTCAGTTTGGAACAAGAGTGTTGAAGGCTTGTATAAACCCGGCCAATGGAGTTTAGTACTCTAATGTTAGCAACTAATACCGAAGGGGTTGGCGCACTAGTCTACGCCAAACACACTAACCGTTATCTTTTCTTGTTAAGAAATAAACATCGTCAGCAGGGTTTCTGGGGTATACCTGGGGGCAAACTTGAAGCGGGTGAAACTGTAATACAAGGACTGGTTAGAGAAATACAAGAAGAAATTGGGGTCGACTACTCCAAGAAAAAGTTTATCCCTTTAGAAACATTTACAGCAGATAACGAAAAATTTGTTTACTATACATTTTTAGTTACAGTGGATCACGAGTTTGTTCCTACACTAAACGACGAACACCGTGGTTATTGTTGGGTAGAGATGAAAGACCATCCAAAGCCCTTGCATCCAGGACTGTGGCGTAGTTTTAACTTTGATATTATTAAAAAGAAAATTAAGACTTTAGAATCTATTCTAAATTAACTGCTGGCCAATAGTATTTCAATTAGTTGACTACCAGAGTCTACTGTAGAACTTTCAATTGCACGTCCAATAATTGATCCTGTTGACATAGACCAACCTGGAATATTGTTAGCTAGATTAGTAGCACTTACTCCTCTACCAGATGCCCCGATCATAATTAAATCACCCTGCGCAACTGGCACATCCACTTCAATTTGAATGCGACCAGCAACAGCCACTAATACAACATTTGAGCCTGTTAGATCAGCGTTTAGTACCTGTTCTGCTGTGTCTGTTACTACTCCAGCGATAGCTGTAGTCTGTGCTTGACCAGATGCTGTGGTCACTTCATTGTTACCGCCAAATATTACTGGAGTTCCTGGACCGTATGATGCATCTGCTTGAAATTTTACTGCTAGTGTAGCTGACATTATATTATCCTATATCTGCTTCAAGGACAAAATCACGATATGTAATTTGTCTAAAGTTAATTAATGGTGTTAATTGATCGTGTATCCAATGTGTTGAGTCTGGCATTACTCGAACAAACTCAACGTTACTATAAGTCGTAACCACATCAGACAATGATAATATAAAAGCTACACCGTTGTCAGTGTCAGTGCTTGCAGGGTAGCCATTTGTGTCTGAGTAGACGTTATTTACAGGTTCAACATCTTGGTAATGGTCGTAACCTAGCAAGAATACTTTTTTATGTCCGTCAAAACAAGCTAGGTATGCTGCTAGTGCGCCGGCATCAAATTGAATATTTTGTGGTACCAGATAAAACTTTCCAGGATATTTTAACATTTGATCAGCAGTGGTATAAACAATATTAGCATCTGCATAACCAGAATTAGCAATTTCCTGTGTGATAGCATCACCGGTGGCAACTAAGAAGTCTGGAGTAAAGTCTCTATAGAGTGCATTACAACCATAACTTTGCAATTTGTCGGCACCAAGTACTCCGCCACGATGGCGAGCAATATGACCTAGATCAAACCCTAAGCGGCTTGTCCCGTTGCCAATTGCAACTGCTTGGTTAGTGGTGTGAGTGTTGATAACAGAGTTTGGTACAAATTCTGTTTCAGGATTCCATTCGCCGTCAGCTAGTGTAAGCTGAGTAACAATGTTTTCACCAGCGTAGTTTGATCGGTAAATCTGCTTTAGTTTTTGCTGTGCCATTTAAAATCTTCCCACGACCACTTCTATGGTCTTTATAGTATTAGTATTTATCGATTCTAGTGCTTTACCCACCACACAACCAGGTATAAATTGATCGTTGCTGATAGCTTGAGCTACTCCAACAGTTGTACTAGTAACTAAAACTTGGCCCTTTGTAACTGGGCCCTGTACTTGGCACGGAACACGTCCTGTCATTGCTACTGGTAAACCCGGGGTTGATCCGTTCATTAGATAAGCAGGATTAGTGGATATAACACCAGCAACTCGTGGATCATGGCTTTGTGTAGTTACTGTAATTTCTTGTTCTCCACCAAATACTACTACAGTACCTGGTGAGTATTCCGCATCTGCGGTGTAATTTTCTGCTAAGTCAGCGTACTGTGCGTGAATAGCTGTGCCGTATACTGTTGACCACCAAGCAGTAGTTGATCCCAAATTATAAGTAACGTTAGCTGACGGTATAATATTTTGACCGGTTAGTGTAGTGGATATTGTTGCTCCGCCGTTAGCAGTATTAGCCAATGTCATGACTTGTGTACCACCTGCAGAAAACTGCATTTGATCGCCTGTTACTGCATATAAAATACGACCGCGGTAATCAGCATTTGGTAAACCAAAATCCACAATACCGCCGGTTGATGGTGTTGCAGTAAGTCTAATTTGTGCATAGTTGCTGTTTGTCCCAGCAAATACACCAGTGGTAGTCGGATAACCGCCAATGTAGTTTGTTACGCCAAGACCATAAATTGGAGACGTTCCTATACCAACGTTTCCTGTTGATAAACTAGTTAATGTTCCCAAACTTGTGATATTAGGTTGTGAAGCTGTACTTAGTGTGCCACTCAATGTAGTTGCTGATACAGTACTAGCCGAAATACCACTACTAACATATAAATTACCACCTATGCCAGTACCACCTTGTACCACTAATGCACCAGTAGTAGATGATGTTGATGTAGTAGTTGCACCAACAACTACGTTGCCGCCTAGAGGATTAAGAATAATTGGATAGTATGTTGCATTTCCTGAATATCCACTTTGTATCCATTGTCCGTATTGATTAGCAGCACCATTACCCGGATATTGGCCTAATGTTAAGTAGTTGGATCCAGATCCGCTTAAAACTGTGTGAGCACCAACCAGTATTGACCCCGCTGTTGGGGCAAACTGTGATCCACTTAGTATCTGATGTTGAATTGTACTGCTGGTAGTACCTGCGTTTAAGTTGCCTGTGATTCCAACTCCGCCCAAGACTTGGAATGTACCCGAAGTTGTTGAGGTTGAACTAATGCCACTGTTTGCTACTACTGTGTTATTGGCACTATAGTACAACAAGTTAGCGGCAGCAAATGTTCCACTACTGTTATACTGAATTTGAGTTGTTACACCCGATGCACTTCCACCGCCACCGCCTGTGCTGATAACATAGCCGTTGCCTGCCCAAAATAGTCCTGTGGTAGTGTAAATACCGCCGCCAAGAGTCACATTGGAGTTGACTATTAGATTACCAAATACTTGTGTGCCGGACTGTAGTTTTGCCATAGTTTAGTATTTATCGTTATAGACCGTTGGTTGGTAGGCCGTATCTAGTGGCAAAATAATTGTAGTTGTTTAATTGTTCTGCGGCGGTTAATTGTCTATTGTATAAGGCAACTGCGGCAATGTTACCACGAAAATCGCGAAGATCTCCGCTGTAACCTTCTGTGCCCAAATAGTAAGCAAAGTTGCCGGCAAATGCTCCATTTGTTGTATTGGTTCTTGCACCACCTAAAACGTTCCACCCAGATGCCAAGTTAGCATTAGTAGTGGTTGCTACACCGTTGATATAGTAAGTAGTTGTGCTGTTGGCCCAGCCATCATTGTTGTCTGGGTTTATTGTTTGCCAAGGTCCAGTTCCATTGGCATTTTGAAGACGCAGGCTCTTGTCACTACTGGTAGCATCTGTACTAGAACCGATTAATCCCACTAACCCGCTTGATGTAGATAGAGTAAAGTCAGGTTGAAATACTATGGTACAATCAAGATAATTTTGTGTCACTGTTGTACTAATAAAGTTACCAGAGCCTGCGGTAGGGAAACGCCAGTAACTGGATTCACTGTAGGGACCGGCACTGGTCCAAGTTACAGTACCATTCATTGTGGCATTATTGTTAGCTGTTAAATCAAATACAGGAACACTATTGCCTGTGGTTACGCCGTTACCATTAAAACTGCTTAATTTACCAGCGTCTATGTAAGCTATTAATCCATTGGTTACTAGCATGCCAGTAACTTCATCGAACTGTCCGGCAACCTGTAAGTTACCTGATCGAAAATGTCGCATTGCTGAACCACCACCTTGATTAGTAACTTCATCTAATAAGGCAGCATAGACCACATTACCACGTGTGCTGATAGTTGACTGCGTAACTTCGTCGAAGTAACCGTTGTAACCATTGGTTATTAGATTACCAGTTTTAGTTAACCTGGTTGTAAGAATCTTAGCCATCAATTACCCAAAGATAGTATCGAGGCTGTTGGTTGTACTATTGAACATTTGATAAACGGCGCTGGTGGTATTTCCAGACCACGTAAAGTCCACACGATTATTGACAAACACATTGCCCATTGTTAAATTGCCGTAACTTGTTACAGCAACGTTGGTGTTGGTAACTCCAGTACTACTTGTAAGAGCCACCACAACACTCTGTTGAGATTCTGACCAGTAAAGTGCTACGTTTGATACCAGACCGTTGGCGCGGTTAAATATGAATCCTACGTCTACGTTAGCCTGTGTTGAAGCTTGATGCAATACTGTCAAGGGATCTAAAAAATACTCTATATTAGTATCTAAATCCCAAATTTTTGGTCTAGTTAATCCCATTTGTTTACGTCCTGTTTTATTATGTATTTATCGCCAAACAAAAAGCGCACTCGAGTGCGCTTTTGTTACATATTTTAGTAAATGTTTAGAAACGACCAACAACTACTTCAATAACCGCCTTGCCGGGGAACGTAACTTCTTGCAGAGCTTTACCGATAACCTGTCCTACAGCTGGTGAATTATTAGTTTTGGCGTAGCCAAAGCCTGCCGATACCATTAAGTCGCCCTTCTTAACTGGCCCAATTACCATACAAGGAACACGTCCTGTAAGTGCTAACGGAATAATGTTAGCTCCTGTTAGTGCGCCATTCATTAAGTGTGCTGGATTGGTAGATACTACTCCCGCTACTGCTGTTGTATCAGCATCTGCTACAGTAACTTCTTGTGCGCCACCAAACATCAATACTGTACCTGGTGCGTATGTTTTATCAGCTTGGTAATTTTCTGCTAAGTCAGCGTATAATGCGTGTGTTGCTGTACCGTAGATATTATTCCACCAAGCTGTAGTCGAACCTAAGTTTACACTTGCGTTGGCGTTTGGAACGATTGCAGCACTTACTGTTAATCCGCTTAATGTACCAACGCTTGTGATATTTGTTTGCGCGGCTGTTTGTAGTGTGCCAGTCAATGTTGTGCTGCTACTTGCACCAATACTTGTTACACCACCCAGTGTTGTAATGTTTGGTTGACTTGCTGTGCTTAATGTACCGGTTAATGTTGCGCCGGTATTACCAATTGTAACAGCCTGAACTGTTGTGGCGTTGATTGTGGTTGCAGTTTCTGTGTTGACCGTTGTGGTCGTACCACTAACTGTTAAGCTACCCGCAATAACTACACCGGTACTGCTTATTGTAAGCTGAGGTATGCCTGATATGTTTGCAAAAACGTTAGTTGATGTAACTGTTACGTTACTGCTACCGCTGTAAATTTGACTTGGGTTTAGACCGCCAAATCCGTTCGCTGATGCAATAGTACCTGTACCCGTTGTACTAATATTACCTGATGTAACGATATCCCCGTTACCTGCGAAAACTACGTATGGGCCTACTGTAAGACCATTGTGTACTGTAAAATTTGTGTTTGCCATCTTTTTCTCTTTTCCCCGGTTCCATATTCCCCGATAAGGATTTAATTATAGGAGTGGACCGCCCACTCCTATAAGACTACTATTACAACGGTAAGTATTGTCTCCAAAGTCTTACTGTATTACCAGCATTTGCAGCAGTAAACTGTACGCTAACTGTGCTACCACTGACGTTTGTACTCATAATACCCAAGTTACCGTTAGTGGTTAACACACCATAGGTAGTAAGTGTACTAGATGTTCCGTTTTGTACAACTAGCACTTCTTCACTTTGGAAGTTTGTACCGTTTGTGACCTGTAAAATATACTTGGCTGTACGATATGCACTAGTACTAAAACTATCAATTGTGGTTGGAGTGTTAGCACTCGCAATACTTACGTTAGCATCGTTACTTACCATGCCACCACCAATTGGAATGGTGAATACTGTGCCTGCACTACTTGTGGATACGAATGTAATACCAGCTGAGTCATCAACGTTAACTTGAGCTTTACCAGTAGCACTACTTAGACCAGTAACTGTTGATGTTGTAGTTAAAATACGAACGTCAATAACGTCACCTGTTGCTGGAGCTTCAGTAAATGTTAAAGTTGTACCGCTTACAGAATAAGCTGTTGTTGGGATCTGTACCACACCGTTGATACTAACAATAACACCAGCAGTGGTTGCTGACTGAGTTAGTGTAAACGCTGTAGTCGCGCCGTCACCGTTAAACTGATTGGAAACAATAACAGTGAACGATGTTGATGCACTTGCCCAACTTGTACCGTTGTACCACTCAATAGCACCAATTGTGCTGTTGTAACGGAACATACCTGTGGTATCTGAGAAGCCAATTGATCCTGGACGCTGTGCGTTAGTACCAACTGGTAACAAGATAGTATCTGTTGAGTTGATTAATAACTTAGCACCGTTAACTGCTGTACTTGCTGTAGCAGAGTTACCAATAATTACAGAATCGTATGTTGAGTTTGGACGTGCCCAAATCAATGTGTTGTTGGTAGCACCTTTGACAATAAAGTCCATACCAGCACCGTTTGAGGTGTTGAATACTGCTGATTGTCCTGCGTTAATATTACCGCTAATGCCCGCTCCGCCAACAACAACCAATGCACCAGTTGTTGTGTTTGTGCTTGCTGTGCCAGACGCAGCAACAATGTTACCATTGTGTACGGCTGTTCCAGTTGTTGTAATATTGCTTGTAGTAATGTAACCACCGCTAATTACAGCATTACCAGTTGAGAAGTTAGTTGCTTGTAGTGTTGTTACACTTCCTGTTGTTCCATTTAAACCAGAAGCATATAACTGTCCAGCTACACCTGCGCCGCCAGCTACTGTTAGAGCGCCAGTTGTTGTACTAGATGCTGCAGTTGTTGATTTAATAGCAACTACGTTAGAACGTGTGATACGCATTACTTCGTTGTTGGTGTTAATGCCATCAACAGTAAACACAATATCATTGTTATACCCAGTACCAAGTAATAGGTTACCGCCACCGGTTGTAGAATTACCATACACAAACAAATAAGCATCGTTTGGATTAATTAAACTGTATCCAGGATAGTTGTATGTACCGCTAGCAATACCCATATCTAAGTATGTGTCAACATAGGTACCGTTACCAGGACTTAAGAAAATATCTGCAGATGCTAAAGGACCGTTGTTAATATTCTGTCCGTTAATAACACCGACATATTGGTTAGCATTACCAAAGGAATTAATAATTGCCATTGGTTCTGGTACATATCCGCTAGCAATACCAGCAGTAACAGCGCCTACACCAGCAGCATTACCAGTAAAGTCGGCGTATTGTGTAGTAATAGCGGTGACAGTAGCATTAATATTACCACCAACAAATAAGTTACCAGCAATATAAGCACCACCAGCTACTTGTAGTGCGCCAGTGCTAGCACCAGTATTGGTTGTGGTATTAGTAATAGAAGTAATACCACCAATGTATGTTGCACCACTAATGCCAGTACCACCAACAACTACTAAAGCACCAGTTGTTGTGCTGGTACTTGCTGTACCACTAGCAGCAACCAAGTTGCCGTTTGCAGTAGCAGTACTAGAAGTTGTTAAGGTTGTAAATGCACCAGTGCTTGCTGTGGTACTACCAATTGGAGTATTTTGAATACTGCCAGCGTAGATTGCGCCAGATACACCAGCACCACCTGCTACTACTAAAGCACCGGTTGTTGTGTTTGTACTTGCTGTACCGGAGTTAGCAACTAAGTTACCAGCAACAATTTCAATACCGTTAACAATTTCTGTATTAGTATTGATGTATGTTAATGTTCCTGTAACGCTTAGGTTGCCTGCAATGTTTACGTTACCTGTTACACCTACGCCACCTGTAACAACTAAAGCACCAGTTGTTGCACTTGTACTTGCTGTACCGCTAGCAGCAACAACGTTACCATTATGTGTTGTTACACCGCTAGTTGATAATGTTGTAAATGCGCCAGTTGCGGCTGTATTTGCACCAATTGCAAAGTTATCAGCATAACCTCCAGTAATGCGAGCATTACCTGAACTAAAGTTAGTTGCTTGTAGTGTTGTTATACCAGCGGCAGTAATTAAAGCATTACCAGTTGAGAAGTTAGTAAACTGGCCAGTTGTACCAGAAATACTCGTATCACCAGAAATATAACCACCAGTAATATAAGCATTACCGGAGCTAAAGTTTGTTACTACACCGTTTGTGCCGGTAATGTTTGTGGCTTGTAGGTTAGTTAAACCAGTTGCACTACCGCTAGTAACTAATATGTTACCAGAACTAAAGTTTGTTACTACGCCAGTTGTAGCACCCAATGTTGTTAGGCCGTTAACGGCACCGCCGGTAACTAATATGTTACCAGAACTCAAGTTTGTTACTACACCAGTTGTACCACTGATGTTTGTAGCCTGTAAGTTAGCCAAGCCTGTAATGTAGCCACCGCTAACAACCACGTTAGGTGAGCTAAAATTAGCAGCATAAGATATTGTTGACGCCAATGAAATACCAGAAATGCTACCACCAGTAATTTGAGCATTTGATGTGCTGAAACCAGTTACGGCTGTAAGATATGTAAATGAGCCTGTACCGCCGCTGATTGGAGTACCAGTAAGTGATCCAGCTGTTAAGTTGTTGGTAACAGTGGCAGATACCATTGTAGTATTACCAGATTTAACGTTGGCAAAACCAGCACTGGTTAAAGTTGTTAGAGCATTACCAGAAGTAGATGTCGCAATAGCTTCAAACGCTTGATCGTTTTCTACCCATACCCATGCTGTATTAACAGAACCGTAAGGACCAAGTGAACTGTAGTTACGATTTACCAAGAAACCAATATCGTAACCGCTGATACTACCTGTATATCCCGAGTTGAAAACTACTAACGGGTCTTGAATATATGTGTTGATTGAGTTAATCGAACTAGTGTTACCGCTAACTGCTAAGTTACCAATAATAGTAACGTTAGAATTTAATGTTAAGTTTGCATTAAAGTTTGTACCAACCAGTGTACCAGGTACCAAACGTGTATAGTCAATTGTTTGTACTGTAATCTGGTTATTCTTAATTCTTGTCATGTTTCCCGACATAGCTCAATCCTTCTAAAATGGCTTCATTAATATTATTTATCGTAACCGTGCGAAATCAGTCCTTGCAGGCTGTTTTTGGAAGGACTCGGGGAAAATGTTAAACGTTGAAGTAAGTACGTTGGATTCTAATGCTACTAGAAACTGTACCTTGTGCTAGCAAATTAACAGTTGATCCGTTAATGTTTGCTGAGTACGTGATGGTGTTTACACTAGTATTTAGTTAAAACAAAAATTATGCCTTCATAATGTAGCATAATGAGTAGTATGGCGGCAAGTTTGCATTGGTACCAGAAGAACCTGCAGAATTTACACTAATACCTGTAGATGCTGAACCAGTGTTATAAACTGGCCTAGTAGTTGTGTAACTGCCACCAGATAGTGGAACTGTCTGAGTTAAATCATATCCCCCATAACCCGGAGCTGATAGTTGGCCTGAAAGAATGAAAGCTCCGCTGCTCAATTCATAACTAGCAGTTCCAAAATTGTGAGCATGCCCAGGATCACTAATTCCGTGACTATGGCTTACTACTATAGCATCTTTGCTACCGCCTGTATCTCCCACAGCATAAGTGTTGCCGGCACCAACAATAAATCTATCTCGCAAGTCGGGAGTTCCGTTAGAGCCGTTACACAGGTACCAACCGTATGGAATTGTTGTACTTGAACCTGACCACATCATAATAATACCTGTTGGTAACATGTTGTGTACAAACGCCGTAGTTGCTAATTGTGTGTTATTAGCAGAAATATTTGCTGTAGGAGCAGTTGGAATACCGGTCAGTGCAGGACTTGCTACTGGAGCCAATGTGGCTATAGTTGCATTAGCTGCTGTCACGTTAGCGTTTACGCTGGTAATAGAACTTATGATAGCATTAATACTGTTTGCATCAGTTGCTAAATTGGCAGCAATTTGACCCAATGTAGCAAGTGTACCCGGAGCAGAACCAATTAAATTATTGATTGCTGTATTAATCGAAGTGCTTGTGTATGTTTGATTATATGAGTTTGCTGTGGCAATGGCCAAGTTAGCGGCGGTCACGTTTGCATTAATTGCGGAAATTGATGTAGTTGTATATGTTTGATTATATGAGTTTGCTGTGGCAATGGCCAAGTTAGCGGCGGTCACGTTTGCGTTGATTGCAGAAATTGATGTAGTTGTATATGTTTGATTATATGAGTTTGCTGTAGTAATCGCCAAGTTAGCGGCAGTCACGTTTGCATTAATTGCGGATATAGTAGCATCTGTTCCTGCGGCCAAGTATGTAGCCACATTGGCATTGCTGTAGGTTGCAATTGGTGCTCCGCCCAATGACAATGTGTTGCCTGCCACACTTAATGCTGTGCCACCAAAATAGATAGTGTTGCTACTTACATATAACGATTTCCATTGTTGAGTTGGACTGCCTAGGTTATAGGTTACGTTAGCACCGGGTATTACATTTCCGTTAACTACGATATCATTATCAAAAATATTATCTTTTACAATGCTTACTGCTAAAAAGCGTACATCAATCACGTCAGATGACAATGGTGTTTCTGTAAATGTAATCTGATTTCCAGTCACATTGTATGACGTTATTGGCTGTTGTACAGTACCGTTAATACTAACTAAAATACCAGAAGTAGTTGTGCCTTGATTTAGTGTAAAGGTGTTTGTGGCGCCGTCACCATTAATAATTTGATCATTAATTTCGCTGATAACACTAATCCAACTAGTTCCGTTATAAAATTCTACTGTATTGTAGTCACTGTTATAGCGTATTTGTCCCGATGCTGGACTCGCTGGACGAGCAGTATTCCCACCAATTGGAACTTGCAATGCCCCTGTACCTAAAAACGTTACGACATTTCCTGTTTGTCCAGAAATATAATCAGTATAAACATTACCATAGAATTTTGCAATTACATTGCCAGCAGTAATGTTACCTGCGGTTGAAATAGTATTGCTACCAAAAGAGGCTAGAAATACTGCTACGTTAGCATTTCCATAGTTACTGAATACCACTGGTGCACCGTTGGCATAGAAGAAATTATTAGTAAGAAGATTACCTGTTGCGGTATTACCAGTTACTGTTAGATTTGTAAGAGTTTGAGAGCCTGATATGTTTCCGAGCACATTACCAACAAGAGTTCCAACAAAATAATTAGAACTAACATTGCCCCCAAATGTTACACCGGTGTTGCCTGTAATAGTATTTCCATTGATGCTGATAGTACCAATATTCAAATTAGCAAAATTAGCAATGCCTTTGACCCCCGTATAACGAGCACCAACTACATAAACTACGTTAGCTACGTTAGCAACAGGAGTTGGTACGTTAGTATCAGCAAAGTTCACGATACCAGCAGAATAGTCAAAGTACCATGAGTCACTGTTACCAGATCCGCCTACTGGCAAGTTAACCAAACTCTGTGGATTTGATTTACCAGGAGGTCCTGCATATAATTGTAGCTGATAACCAGCACCAAATTGTGGGCTGATCCAGTCAGTTAAGTTTGTTGCCCAGGTTTCTTGTGCTGTGCTTTCACTGAGTGCTGATGCCTGTACTGTAGAACTTAAACTATCTCTATAGACTGTGACCACGCTACTGTTACTTGCAGGAAGAGTAGTAACATTGGGAATATAATAATCTTGTTGCCAAACAGTAGAACCAGGACTTAACTGTGGACTAGCATTAGCTTCGTTAGCTGGCGATTTTGCTGTACTCGTGTCTGTCTTAGAAACCCCACTAAGTTTCTTGTACAATATATCGACTAGTTGTGTTTGAGATATTGTCATATTAGTTAGTTGGATTCGCTATACTTAATGCTGTTAAACTTTGACCGCTAGTTAGTTTAACACGAATATAAATTTCGTTACCGGTTGAGCCAGTTGAACTTGCTGTACCAAATGTGCAGGTATAGCTACCACCACTGACCAAACTGTTTAATACTGCGGCACCGCCTGTAGCACAACCAGCACTACCATTACCGCCTGTACCTGTTCCTGGTACTCCTGAACCTGCGTAAGCCACTGCCATATTGATCCAACCATTAGTTGGTGCAGCTGTGGTGTCGATTGTGCTACCGGGTAGTGATACCCATAATCCAGCAATGGTTCCTGAGTAACTAATGTTAAATTTACTTACTGCACCTTTGGTCCATTTGAATGTAAAGTATTGACTAGCACTACGTCCAGAACTCAAATTAGGACCAACTGGCAAGTAGCCTGTTGAATAATTTGTTACGTCATATTTTAATACTGCGGCAACCACTGTAGCATCTGTTGCTAGTAGTGTACTAGTTTGACTGTTAAATGTTGCTTCACTACCTGTGTATGTGGGAGTATCCGCAGCTGTTCCGCCGTCAGGATTAACTATGCGATATGCGGCACTAGCACCAGTATAGCTATTAGTGATTGCTGTTTCTTCAATCTGTGTTGTTGTACCAGTTTTATACAAAATTGTTACACCCGGATTAATTGTACCCGATGAACCCAGCGCATATGGATTACTAAACGTAATGCTTGGTCCGCTGGTACTAGATCCAAACCCCGATACAATGCCGACTGGAGTTTCAAAATATTGACTGCTGGTTAGATTGCGACTTAACGGAACTGAGACTGTGGGACTAAAACTTGAATATGTAGGTAGTGTTGGTACACCAAATGCACCACCAGAGCCAACACCAAACGGACTAGCAAGGTACATATCACCACTCAAATTGGTTACGTTACCTTTGATCTTAAAGGTAGTGCTTGAGTTAAAGTGTGGAATAGTACTAGAGTAAGTTGTGCTATTGCTGGTTAAGGTTACGCTGGTATTGCTGACTGTGGGTGTTCCTGGATTACTTGAGTCGTAATACCAAGTTGCATTATTTGTTTGTGTGCTTGTGCCAGAATCTGTAATATACACACGATTCCACCCTGCAGATATACCGCCAGTGGCTGTTGCATAAGTTGAAAATACTGTCCAGAAGCCAGCAGTCACTGAGCTTAGGACATTATGATAGTCCTGAACATTATAAACATACAAGTTACCATTGGTAGTATTACCGTTAGAACCATTTAGTGTTACGTTACCATTTGGTGTTCCATTAACATAAGCAGTAACAGTTCCTGTACTACCAGGACCAACGTTGGTAACTGCTGTGGTTGTAAATACTGCTGAACGAACTGCGTTGACTGCTGTGCCAGCACTGACAGATAAATTACCCCAGCCACTGTTGTCAGTTTGAACAAAATTGGTCATTAGTCCAGCTGTAGTTGCTGTGGAGATTGAAATAGTTGTTGCGTTAGGAAAGTTTGGAGGACTCTGCGGAACCAGTTTACCTAGTACATAATTTAAACTTGCAATAGCGTCAGTAACCTTTGTTGTCTGTGTTAATGATACCGCATTGCTTACCAATGCCTGTACTGTGTTTGCGCCTAGTGTAATTGCATTGCCGGTCAAACCAGTTTGATTAATAACTGTTTGAACGTTTGCCCAAGTTAAGTTACCGTTACCGTCTGTGGTTAAAACATAATCAAGACTACCACCGCTGATGGTAATGTTAGAAGTACTACCAAGATTAATAACACCTGTGTCACTGGTAATGGTGTTGTTTAAAATATATAAATTACCAATGTGTGCGTTACCAATTACTTCTAAAGGATAATTTGGTGATCCAGTATTAACACCAAGACGATTATTGTTTACATCAAAAAATACCGTTGGAGTATTTGAAATTAAATTTGTAATGGAGAGATTAGAGCCCGCTCTCTCAAGCGTTTGCTGTAACATTTGACCATTGATACGAGCAATTGCCATTTAGGCTCCTATGCTGGCACGTTGGTGCTGTTGATGTTATGTATAATAACGATTGTAGTTGGACTACTACCTGTGTAGGCAGGCGGTATAGCTTGAAGTGTAATTATAGTAGAACCATTGACAGTATAGTTTGTGGTTGGCTGTTGGTAAACACCGCCAACAAATACTGCGATTGCAGTTGGGTCGCTTTCTGCTTGGCTCATAGTCCATGTTGCATTTACACCATCAGCATTGAAGCTGTCAACCACAAGTTGAACTGAACCAATTTTGGCAACTTGATTCCATGCGCCGTTGTAGTAAAATTCAATTCTGCTGGTAGCTTGGTTGAATCTAATTAGGCCACTGATAGGTGCGTCACCGTATGATGAACTTGGCACGATCGGTAATTGCGCGGCTAAATTAAATCCTTTACCAATTTGAGGATTTTTGAGATATCTAGCCATTGTTAAATTCCAATATAGCTTACAGTTGCTGTCACTGATAAATTGGCACTTGCGTTGGCATAAATTGCATCACCGTTTGCAAGAATAATTTTTTCTGTATCAACCACTAATGTATTAAATGCTGTCATTGTTACATTTGAATAGATAATGGTTGAAGAGTTGGCTTGTTTACCTGCTGGCACTAACCACACGTTAGCTGTAGCACTATTGTTAGTATAGTTGCAAAAGTGCATGACTGTGGTTGCACTATTATTTGTGCTAGTATAGATTGCACTAGCCACTGTTGTTACGTTTGCGTTTGTTATTGCCATTTAATTCGTCCTATCCAAATATAATCGAGAATGCCACTGCTGCACTCTTGGTTGCTAATTCTTGTTGGGTTCCGTTGGTGTTATCTACGTATAACCCAGACTTACCACTAGATACAGTTCCAGTATAAAGGGTTACAGTATTAGCAGTATCAAATAAACTTATACCAGTAATGTTAATATTACCAAACGTTGCACCTGCGGTTAAAATATTACCGTAGGTAGTACCATTATTTGTCAACTGCCAACTGCTGGATGCTTCGTTCCAACGGATAGCTACGTTAGCAGGTCCTGTGGGACGAACTACACCAATAGTTGCATTTAAATTCACCGCTGAATTGGTATTAAACAGTAACACATCATCAGCATTAACTGTAGCACTATTAATAGTAGTGGTATTACCAACAACGTTTAAGTTACCATGAATTGTCATGGTGGGAACATAAACATCATACGTATCCGGAATTCGCTTTACTGTTGCCATTGTAAAAACCCTAATTTAGTAGTATTTATGCTCGAATACAGATCGTGTTTTCAATAAAAAACCCGCCGGCGGCGGGTTTTTGTATGCTCAATTTAATTAAGCGTATGCTACTTGTACAAATCCTGTTACACCTGCTGCTGCATCAACACGATATGTATTACTTGTTGTTGCTGTAGCTAAATGATAACGATATTTGTTACCAGAAAAATCATATACCCAACGATTTGTAATACGACTAGCGTAAAAAGTTGTTGTATCTGCTTTGGTGCACAAAATAGTCATTTGACCAGTACCAGTAATACTACTTACTAAGGTAGCCACAGCTTTACTAGTACCATCTGATACTAGAAATTTGTGTGTACCTTTTTGACGTAAGATTGACCCAGATAGTGAACCATTGCCGATGCTAACAGTTGGATTAATTTGACGGCCAGTTTGGCTTGTTAGACCGCCTGTACCGCCAAGGTAAGCACCACTGAGATACTCTGGACCAGTATAACGGTCAACTAATTGACCGCTTACTGAGTTGGTTTTTGTAATTTTTAGTTTTGCCATTTGTAACTATTCCAATTAAACTGCATCAGGAATCTGTACAAAACCTACGTAGCCACTTGCTGCATCTTTTACATAAGTGTTAGCTGTTGTTGGTAATTGGCTCCAATAACGATACTTGTTACGGTTGTTGTAACCATCGTTACCAAAATCGTATACCCAACGGTTTGTCAACTTGCTAGCAAAGAAGCCAACTTCCATTGGAGCACCTACAGTAGCATTTGCTGCTGTAACTGTCTGTGAAGTAAAGCCAATTGTTACGTTACCATATGCTACGCCGTTAATTGTTGTGTTGGAATTAATAGCGGTAATAGTTACGTTACCGTTGATACCTGTGTTCATAACTTTTGCACCAACTACAAAACCAGTTGTGCCGCTTGGTGCTGCGTTTGCTGCTGCTAAACTATATGTCATGTATGTACTTGTTGCGGCACTACCTTGTGCTGTTACGTTAGCCCAGTATGTTACACCAGTATAAACTGGAACTGAAGCTTGGCCAGGACCGCCATCTGGTACCATACTGTTTACTAGAGTACAAATTTTACTTGTTGTACCATCAGAACATAAAAACTTATGCTCGCCTTTAGCACGTAACAAGCTAGCATTAGTTGGACCATTGCCTGTATTTGCTTGAGCGTGGATTTGTGGACCGCCTTGTGTATAAACACCGCCAACTGAACCAGGGTAAGAAGTAATACCACCACTAGTGATTTGCTCTGGACCTGTGTGTTGATCTGTACGTGTTGTACCTGTACCTGTGTTACCTGTAGGTGTTTTACTGATTTTTAGTTTTGCCATTTTATTTCTCCTTTGCCCCATGGGCGTTAGCGTTCTAGGCTATCCGGAGTGGTGCTCCGAAAGTTACTCTTGTGAGTGAACACTATTATTTATCAATTTGGGTATAAAGATAGTCAGCCCAAAGTTGGTGACCTGCAGGGTTGGGATGGCAAGTACTGCCTTTAAGATTATAAGGACTGGCACCAAGAAATTGCCATCGGTTACCGACACGTTCCATAATATCTAAAAATTCTATCTTGCGGTCTGGATTATTTTTAATAAATTTTTCAGTCAGAGGGTTAATTGACATTTGTGCAATAAACGGCACGGGCTTTTGATAGTTTGAAAAATTAAAATTATCTTGTATTATATCACACCATGTTTTGTCTAACAACCAAGGTCTTGTTTGCCAGCTGTCAGTAAATGCGCGACTAACAATCGGTACCACAGGAACTGTATCAAAATAACTTTGTAAATTATCAAACAAGTAGTTTTCTACTGCTACCAAAAATTTGTTTAGGTTGGCACTCTCTTCCCAAAATTTTTGATAAGTTGGTAAAACTTGTATGCGTCTGGTATATTCAGCTTCCCTGAGATCTTCTGTTAGAGTAACCACAAGATAGATTTTTTTATAACGACTGTTTTGTATAATCGGCTGTATATCCTGTAACTTTTCTAACATCCAATAGTTACTGCATCCTGGGCGAGCTAGATTAACCCAATCAGAATTCAATTTATCTGCTAGCAATCGACCAAATATTTGAGTAAGTCTAACAGGATCATCTGACGCTTGATTCCAATCTATGTTGCCTAGGTGATCACCCCAAGTCCACGAGTCGCCTACTGTTAGTAATAGTGTATCTTGGTCCTGTATATCTTCTGAATACCAACACCTAAATGTTTCCATGCGATTGGGGTCATAGTCCTGCTGTTTGTGATCTATACTTTGATCAAAAGAAAGTGTATTGTAAAATTTAAACATTGAAGACTTCTAATATTTTTGAATCATACGGTATAGTATTAATACACCGTTGATTATGTTCAAATACCGCATAATTTTCTTTGTAGAGTTTATCTAAATCTAATTCTAGTAATTTTAAAAACTCTTGCTGTACCGCGGCAAATCTTTGATCTGCATCTTCTATTGAATCAAAACTGTAGTCAATGAAGTTAACCAGTTTAAATCCCATATCCACCAATCTTTGTATTGAGCCAGGATTAGTAAATGGTAGTATAGCATGCCCTTTGATTAGTGGCTCAAATGTTTTTTCTGTGATGTGTATTAAATCTCGCTGTGTGCAATTACTTTCTACATAGGTACTAAAATAACTATCTTCATAAAAACTATTTGATACTGGACTGTATGCTCCCATAACCTGATGATCTTCTAAGGTAATACCACGTGTCCTATTAGATACATAGCCATTGGAACTATGTTCCAGTATAAATTCATAGTAAGGTTTTCGATAGCCATACTCACGTCCTAGCATACTTAAAAATTTTTTAGATCGTAGATACGATGAATCTAGTCTAATAGATTTATATTTGCCTTGACTGTAATGGTGCAAGTGTTTGTGTGAAGGAATGGGCTCTGTATAGTAGGCTTTGACACGATTCCACATAAAATCCCAGGGTATAATTTTTACAGTTGGGCCCATATCTAATTTAGGACTTTGATTAACTGTTAGGTATACCTTACAGGGATGATCAAATGACCAGACAAATTGTTTAAATCGATTATGATCATAATCGCTGGTGTTGACTAAATCATAAAACACCACAACCTCTTTAGATTTAGCGATGGTGGTAGTATCGTTTAACCAAGTTGGACCATGTGTGTTGTAGTGGTCGTTCAAAGGAAAAAAATAATAACGATCCGTTATCATAGTACTGGCGTCATAGCCTAGCAAACTTAAATGATAAGGAATATCGTCGCCTTCAATTCCGCGGATATTTTTGATCATAGAATTCTTTTAATATTTCTGCTATACGTTTGTGACCAAGTATATTAGGATGGAATAACTTACCGGTAAAATATTCATTTGTTCTTATTGTTGGTATACTGTATTCTTGTCCTGCCAGTGCTTGAGTAATTGTTGTTGGGTATATTAGATCCTTATATAGTACATGACCAAAGTTATCAGTTGTTAACTGATCAAAGTAACTAAAGAAGATACAGTCAATTTCGTTGTATTGACAAAACTGCTGAAATTGAAATATAGCCTGACAAGCAAGAAATTCGTTATATACAGAATCTTCAACTAATCGATAGGTTTGTTGCGCATAGTTATTAAATTGTGGTACTATTTCCGGAGGTCGACCACTTGGATGTATATTACTAGTTTTGTAAACTGCTTCGGGTGTTATGTTTACAAATTCTTGATCAGCATTACTATAACTCAGATACCGTGTTAGTCCAGATAGTCCAACAGCAAAAATAGTCTGACGATCCGAATCGTAATGATTCTTAATAAAATCAAATAGTTGTACTACTAAATGACCAATGCTACTAGCCGGCTTTCCCATATTAAGAGATTCTGCATCAAGTGCATTGGCTAAGTGTACTGGCCAAGGTCTCTCACGTGGAATATCTAATTCTGAGCCAAATGTCCAACTATCGCCAAATGATACCAATAACGTTTTCATACTGTATTTAAAGTATATTGTATCTAGCCAACAAAAAAGGACCTTTCGGTCCTTTTCTGCCTTCCCATCCCTGGGATGATTTGTTGTTTTAACTTTCGTTAAATCAAGTTCAGTCTTGATTATTGGAAAGATAAGTTTGCAACTGCAATCTCACCAACGTAGTCACCAGCGTTACCTAGAGATGACGCTGTGTTTGTTAACTCAACATAACCATAACGTGTCATGAAGCTAACTACTGGTTCGAATGTAGCTGGGTCAAGAACAACACCAGAGCTCATCAATGGGATATATGGGCAATAGAACGCAGCTGCATCAGCTTCGCTTGAACCCTTATAACCAACTAAAACAGCTTGGCTGTCGTTTGCATAACCGTCAACATAAATCTTCATTGCACCGTTCAATGTACCAACAAACTTAGTGTTTGTAGGTGCTTCGAATGTACCTTCTGTTGTACGAGCAAATGCAGATGTTGTAGCACTTTGTAGTACTGTTAATGAAGCTGGGGAAACAACTGCCCAGTTACCAGCACCACGACGTGTACGCTGAGCGATCAAGTTAGCTGTACGATTGATTAGAACAGCTAAAGCAGCGTGCTCATCACCAACGAATGTAGCTGTACCAGATACTGCAGCTTGGTCAAATGTGTAATCAGTTGCAGCAAGAGCACGTAAAGAACCAAGAATCTCTTGATCGATCTCAACTGTGATCTCTTGAGCTAAAGCAGCCATAATTTCAGCTTCAACATCCAAACCGTGCATAGACTGAGCGTCTTGAGCGGCTTCAAATGTCCAACGAGCTGATAACTTACGTGTCTTAGCTTCAACAACTTGTTTCAAGATTTGAACGTTGATACGGTTACCAGCAATACCTTCTAAAGAAGCTGTGCTTGTAGCTTGACCAGTAGTGTTGCTACCAGAGTATGCTGTTGCAATCTTGAATGGTGATAATGCTTCGTCACCAGCTTGTGTGCTTGTTGCGTATGCACTTGAGTCAGTTACTGAATCAGCATAACGTACACGTAGTGTATGAATCTGAGCAACTGGACCTGTCATTGGTTGAACACCAACGATTTCGTTAGCAATAACAGTTGGCATAACACGACGAATAACTGGAAGAATTACACGGTTAAGTGTAGCTACGTTACCAGCTTGTGTTGAACCTGCTGTTGCATTTTCTGCTAACATTTTACGGGTGTTTTCTAAGATTACACCCATTGTTGTACGACGACTACCGTTCAAGCCTTCTAACAGAGCTTCTTTGGTCTCGCCCCAACGGCTTTCTAATAATGCTTGTGTCATGATATTTCCTCTTTCCTTTTAGGGTTTATTTAAGCCCTGCTAAACGTTTCATTTCATAAACGTTTGACATTACGTCAGCGGCTTGTGAACTTTCAACGGCAGTTTTAGCAGTTTTATCACCAGTAACTTCTACACGGCTCTCTGTCAAAGCAACCTTAGCGGCTGGCTTAGTAACAGGGGAGTTGTTTAGAACTGCTGGTAGATACTTTTCGTATGCACTCTGAAGACGATCAGTTTGCACACTCTCGAGTAGGTCACGCATAATTGCTGACTTCTCTTTGTTCAAAGGCTTCAACATTTCTGCAAGTTTTTCTTTGCGTTCTGCTGACTCTTTGATAATTTTTATTTCTGTTTCTTTTGATTCAACTAGAGCTTTCTTTTCTTCAATTGCTGATACTGCTTCAGACAATTTAGCGGTTACAGTCTCGACTTGAGCTTGTAACGCACGGATTTGCTTGTTCTCATTTAAATGAGTACCTGCAAACTCGCTGGCGAATGCTTCGAACAGACGACGACCAAACATGTTCTCGCGAGCAATTTGGATATCTTCTTTTAGTTGAGTCAGTTCTGACTCTAACGAATTGGTTACGGCCTCTTTAACAGCTTCAGCAGATTGCTTAATGAATTTGGCTTGTAGTTCAGCTAATTTAGCTTTACCTTCTGCAACTAGACGAACCTTAGTTTCCACTACGGCTTTCTTGTCTTGTTCAAATTCTTGAATTTCTTCTGCTAATGCACGCATTGTAAATGACTCGAGTTTGCCAATGGCATTCTCGTATGTCTTACGATCCGCACGTAGTTCTTTAATTTCTTCTGATAATTTACTTACCATGAAACTATTGAACTTGCTGGCTGATTCAATCATGTGCTGTTTAAATGCAACACGGTCTTCAGCTAATTGTTGTTTTTCGTCTGCAAACTCTTTAAGTTCAGCAGTGAGAGACTCTGTTACCATTTTGTCTAGAGCTTCAACCATTACTTGCTTGTCATGTTGATAACGTTGAGCAAATTCTTCGCGTAATTCTGCACGAACTTGTTCTTTGGCTTCAGTAATGCGTGATTCCCAAGCTTCAGCAATAGCTTGCTTGGTATCTTCATTAATGATTCCGTTATCCAACAATGGTTTGATAGCATCTAACATTGGATATTTCTCCTATAATTTTAAATCTTTGATTAGGGCTTCGATGCCCTGTTTCAGGTACTTCTGTACTTTTTGATCTTGAGCGGCTTCACGTGCCGTTTCAAATACCTGTTGTCCGCCACGCATATTCATCAAGCCTTCATAGATGGCTTTAGGATAAGCATGAGGAGCACTAGGTTGTGCTACGATGTCAACGGTAATGATTTCAAAATCACTAACGTGTCCACTTCCTTCGTTTACCTGACCTGATCCACGTGAGCTAACACCTAGCTTAACACCACTTGTTAACATGGCTTCAACTAGTTGTCCCATTGGGGTAGGTAATATTGATAGTTCACCGAAACCGCAAGGGCCATCCATCCACATTTTGTCGATTTTATGGCTTACACGATCTAAGTTAATTTTTAGGTCATCTGGATGATCTACTTCGCCTAAGACAGAGTAGCCACCTTTGATTTGTTCATTAATAGTAGAGACAGCTTTTTCAATTTCATGAACGGGATAAACACGTTGGTTAGCGTTCTTTACGCCGCCCTCGATGAATATCCCTTTCATTTTCAGAGTCTTACCTTTCCCGTCGGCACGGTCTAATGCTTCAACAACAAGACCGGCCCGGTCGAATGATAAAGTCTCTTTTAGGTACAAAGCCATTTTGTGTTCCCTAATCTATTAACGTACACGTCCGCCGATTTCAGATTTCTTATTAACAGAAACCTTACCGTCTTTAGCTGCACCAACCTTTTCACCTGTTTCGCTGTCGCCGTTTTTCTCAGCGCCATGACCTGCAGGTTCAGCTTTTAGCTTTTTGTCGCCGCCAGGTGTATTACCTACGTTACCGATCAATTTGCCTTCGCCTTTACTGTATTCATTGCTTGGCTTTTCAATTGGCTTACCATCTGGAGCTTGTTCAGCACCTTTGAAGTCAACTGACTCACCACCAAAATCAGCACCAGGACCTACTGAACCAGGCTTCTTGTTTACGGCAACACGCTTGCTGTCGCCACCGCCAACTTTAGTACCTTCTTCAGCGTCACCAGGACCGCCATAAATATCACCGATTTGGTCTACGTATTCACGCATGATTTCAGAAGTAGATTTTTTGTACTGCTTGGATTCAGTCTTTTTGCCTTTTGGCTCTTTAGATTCTTCCTCTTCCTCTTCTTCCTCTTCTTCAGAGGCTTCCATCATGGACTCTTCTTCCATATCTGCTGCGCTATCAAACTCAGCTGGCTCAGTGTCCATTTCATCGGAGTGTTCTTCGTGACCCATGATTTCATCAAACTTAGCTAGCAACTCGTCTAACTTAGCATCAATGTTCATCACTTGATCTTCAATTTCTTCATGCTCTTCAGATTCTTCATCGTGGCCGACCATTTCGTCGCCCATTTCATTGTGATCAGCATCAAGATCAAATTCTTCTTCACCTTCTTCATCTTCCATGTGTGCTTCTTCATCACTCACTTCGTGTGTTAGGCTTTCTACGTTGTCAGCAGCATGTACTTTCTCTTCCATGTGCTCTTCGTCCATGATAGATTCATAAATGTCGCGACTCTTTTCTACTACGATATCGTGAAATAATTCACGTGCTTTTTGATCTTCATCATTAATGATAAATTCAATTAATTTTTCAAACTTGTTCATGAGAACTCCTTATAAATGTGGCTTTGTAAAGTTATTTACACAAAACTACGTATATAATAGTTAAATAGGTGTTTTTTGAAGGATTTTACAGAAAGATTACAGGCCCAATGCACCTGCACCAGCTTCTGGGGCTGGTTGATACTGTTTTGATATGGATTTGAGCTTTTTTTCGTGCTCTAATTTCTTAACGTCATGACTACGTCTTAACTGATTCAAGTGTGCCAAAGTCAAGCGAGTTTTACGACTATCGTCCATTTTAAGAACCGACTGATCGTCTTTTTCGCTGTAGTAGCCTGCTGGGGCTTGGTCAAACATCTCAGTAATATTCATACTACTATTTACCGTTTTAGTTTAAACTGCGGGTGCTGGGGCAGCACCGGGAGCGCCCATGCCGCTAGGCTGTGTTGCACCTGCCATGTTTGGACCACCAGCAGCACCTTGTGCTAAGGGTGCTGGTCCTAGAGCTTCTAAGTCAGCATCAATACCACCCGGGCTTAGTCCAGTATTGCTGTTACGCAGAGATGGAGCTTCGGGTTGAGCAGATTCAACGTCACCACGCTCTTCAGAAAACATTTGTTCGTTTTCTGAAATTTCTTGCTCAGTCATACCTAAATAGCGTTTCATTAAGAAACGTTTGCTTAGATAAGGCAGTGGTTCTAACTGTACAAATGTATTAATACGTGCTTGGTCAATGTCAGCTTGACGATATTGTGCAAAGTTTTGTGGTTCATTGAACTGTAATTCAAACAGTGAGCCTTCAATATTAAAGCCTCTCCAACGCATAAACAGCTTAAATTCTGCATCTAGTTTATCGGCAATCAAACTCTGCAGACGCATACAGTATTGGTTAAAACGCCATTCTTGTATGAGTGCTTGTCCCACACGACCGTCATTATAACCTTGACTGCCATCTTCGGCTGTGGTAGGCAAATAGCTACTGGGAATACGTAAACCGCGGAATAACTTGTTGGTAAAGAAGCGCAAGTCAGTAATTTCGCCTAGGTTTTGACCGCCGGGGAATACGTCTACGCTACTACCACGTCCATCAGCTGTTACTGGGAAGAAGTAGTCTTCGTTTTGACTCAATGGATTGTATGTAGCATCCATCATGTTTTGGCTACCAGATCCTGCACCTGTTTGTGTAGGAATACGACGTTGATGTATTTCGTTTTTAATACGTTCAACAAACGCCATGGCCATATGACTTGGCATATTACCCACGTCAATTTTGAATACACGACGTTCTGGGGCACGTTGCACACGATAGATAATGATACTATCTTCAAGCAATTCTTTTTGTTTGAAAACTTTAAAAATGTTTTCTAATACAGAGTTACCAAATGGCCAATATACATCTAAGCCTTCAGTTAAACTAATATGAACTACGTGTTCAGCATTAATAACTGCTTCATTACGTGCATGACTAAAGCGTGAGCCACCACCAAATGGTGCTTGTGGTTGTGTGTATGCCCCACTAGGACCGCCTGTCTGTGGGTGATTTACATAGGTATCTGTTGTTGAAACTGCGGTAACAGTTAAGTTTTGGAAGTTAGGATTTAGATCTTTGATCAAATACTGTTCGGGCTTTTTACCTTCACCTTCGTTGACAATAACTTTGGTAACCTTAGACATTTCTGTCCAAAATAGTTTAAAGTTTTCTGGGTCACGGATGAATACTTGGTCGCCGTACTTGAATACGTTACGAACAATTTTGAATATACGTTTGTTAAATTCGTTAAGTGCTACCCATTGTTGCAGTTGCTCGTTAATGATTTTGATTTCATTATCGCTGGGTTTGTCTTTGAATTTGATACGGAATGCTGTGTAGTTTTCTTGATTCTTTTGACTACAGAACTCAGCTAAAATATCTAGTGCAGCATTGACTTCAGAGTCCATGTCCATTTGTTCGTATTGATTATAACGTTCAACACGATTTGGTTGACCAGTATAGACTTCAGGCAATTGACTTTGATAATTGCGGTAGCCAGGGTCTACAGCACGCCCGTTTCCTAGCGGACTTACGTTACTGGGTAAATTTGATGTCTTAAAATATTTGCGCCATGTCATACAGAGTGTCCGTTTCTTCTACGAGTTTCCATCATTTTTTCTATTCGTTTTTGTTTATACACTGGATCTGCCCATAGATTTTTAACTGCATTTTTTATATTATTAGCATGAGTTTCTGCTTTAGGTAGTCTGTATTTTTGTTTATGGTCTTCGGTCCTAACTTTCCCCAAATTACCCTCACTAATGCGTTTTTTAGCAGATTCTGAATGTTTCCATCCTGGTTCTGCTACCCATCTTGTTATTTTTTTATTGTCGAGAACGCCGCCGTCAACTTTTCTTCCGTATTGTTTTATTAACTGATTTTCTAACTCGTATGCTTCTTTATTACTAAGTCCATCTTTAATTATAATACGTCTTTCGGGAGGAGGTATTTTTGTGTAAAGATGCTTTTCGCGAATCCTAGTTCCGCTACCTTTACCAATATAATATGGCTGACCATCTTCGTTGATGTACTGATAAACGTAATATTTGTTGCCGGCCATATGATTTTCTCTCGTATGCTATATTTATAGCATTTTAAGATGAAGCGTGTAATATCTTTTCCGAAGTGGAGTGTTGATCTTTCATTACATCAATCATTTCTTCCAATTTGTCCAGCATGGAATTAAAAATGGTATTCTTGTCCAAAGGTATAATCATTTCATTACCATGTAGACGTGCTGGATAACCCGATGATGGCCCAGAAACCATTGCACCGTCAGCCGCTGAAACTTCAGCATGCATATGATCACCGGTATTGTTTTTACTTTTAGTAATATACTCATCTAGTATGTTAGTGAAACCCAGTTTTGACAGCTCTGCTTTATAATCTGCAGTTTGCTCAGGTTTATATCCCGGAATTTTAAAGTCTATGCCCAGTCCGCGCCCGTGTGGGTCTGGTGATTTATGTGCGTCAAAAATATCTGAATCGTTCAGTGCTGTAATTGTACTACCAGCAAACATAGGATCTGCTGCTAATTTATTAAGTTTGTCTTGTAGTGACTGCGATATTTTACCAGAACCTTGACGGCCATTTACACCAAGTCCAGCTGGTATAGTAGGATCCACACCAGTAGCAGGTGCACCAGGTACATAACCACGACCTCTACCAGCGTTCTGGGTTCCGCCAAAGAAACCTTTAACTGCATTTTTAGCACCCTCTATCTGCGCTTGTGCAGCAGCTTGTGTTCCTTGACCACGACCCACTGGTGGAGTTCCCCCACCTCCTGCACCCCCACCCCCACCGGGTACTGCTTTGAATCCAGCTTCTTTGAGTATTTTACCTGTTTGTTCTAAAATAGTTTTAGCAACATTGTGGAACCCTTGAAAATCAGTTAATACTTGATTCAAAGTTTTTTGAACTTCTAATTGAGTTTTCTGATTTTCTAAAACAGTTTTAGCATATTCTTCAGTAGCCCCGCCGGCGGTTTCAACCGACTTTAACATCCGTGCCATTGTTTCGGCCGGATCGGCTTTTTCAAGTTTGGTATAGAATTCAATATTATTTTGTATACCCGCTGCTTGTTGGCCGTAGGCGCTATTAACCATTGCTGCTTGACCAATGGATTGCTCAGTCAAGCCAAATTGTTCTCTAATAGCGCCAGCATGCTTTTGGTTAATATCAATTAGCATTCGGGCACTATCACCGGACTTGATATTAGTGTCGTTTACAACAGCAATGCCTTCGTTTAATGCCGCATATAAATCATCAGACTGGGATACTAGTTTAGCATTTTCGCCTGTGACTGCGCCCAAACCATACATTTCGGCGGCGGCTTCTCTAGCACTTGGTGCCAACGTTGAAAGATAATATTGAAATTTTAAAAATGCGTCTGGGCCCGCAGCACGTAGTTTGGCATCAACTGCTGCTTGTATTGTTAATTTTTTTGCTTGTTCTTGCGCGGCTTTGGCGTTTTCACCAGTTATTGCACTAATTAATCTAGTGTTTTCAAGGTATTTGGCTGTCTGTTCAGCCAAGTTAGCATAGTCTGTTGATTGTTTTCTTTCATAGGTACCATACATGCCTAAGAATTTAGCAGTACCATCTGCAACGTCGTCAATACTGTAACCAAGTTTAAGTAACTGTTTTATAGCGCCATCAGGAGCCATAAGAATACGACTGACCTGTTTAAATGCTGAAACACCTTGTGTTGCAGTACCACCAAACTGTGATAGTCCTTCGGCATTTTCAGTAACAGCTTTCGAAAACTGCTCTAAGGTTAGGCCAGCATCAAGACTGCCTTGACGCAGACCCATAAAGCTGTCGGTAAAAACTATGCCAGCATTAGCGGCTCCCGAAAAAGCCTTAGTTGTACGTTGGATTTCTCTAACAGCCGCATCAATACCAGCTTTCTTTAGTTCAGTAAACGAATTGAAAAGTCCGCCAACTACTGGCAGTAGTGCCGCAACGGCAAGACTCAGTCCTGCAGTTTCTGGTGCTAGCAGGGCCATAGTAGTAGCTAATGCTGCACCTGCTGTGGTTACTCCTTGTACAACTTGGTTGGTACTGTCTGCACCAACCTTAGCAACATCGCCAAATGTACTGAAAGCATCCGCATTTGACTGTGTGCTGTTTATTAAACTCTTAGTAACATTTACACCCCAGCTGGCTACACTAGTAGCTACCGTACCAAGGCTGTCTAAAAGGAATTTGTCAGCAGCGCTACTCTTTGCTTGTCTAGCACGTTGTTCAACTTGTTCTTGTAGAGCACGTTTTCGTTTTTTATCAGCTTCGTCTAGAACTGCATCATCTAATTCTTCTAGAGATTCACGTAGACTAACAATAGACTGTGTTGACTGACCAATATTAACTCGACCACTTTTTAGGGCTTTGTCAAAACTGTTGAATTCATCTTCAACGTCGCGTACATCTCTTTTGAATCGACTGTTAAAGTATGTGTAGGCAGAACCTGCTTTGTCAACACCAACCGCTGCCGCTGACATCGATTTGCCAAGATCTTTTATGATGCCGGTTAGGTCTTGTATCGACGAGTTTAGTGAATCAATATCTGGAGTTGCCATTAATTATTTGTTCCGTTTTTTACCTATAAATATATAGGTATATCAATTATATTTATGGAAATAAATCATGGACCAAAAACCAATTAATCCCCTGTCTAAACACTTTAGACAACCTGCAATCTACGCTAAATTACCCAGTATGGGCAGATTTTGGCCCGAGGGTTCTTTAGATCTCCCGGTTACAGGAGAAATCCCTGTGTACCCAATGACAGCTCGAGACGAAATAACTCTACGCACTCCCGACGCACTACTCAACGGACAAGGTGTAGTTGATGTTATTCAAAGTTGTTGCCCAAATATTAAAGATGCTTGGAAAATGCCCAGCATTGACGTAGATGCTGTGCTACTAAACATCCGTATCGCCAGCTACGGCGCATCGATGGATTTTGACACAAAATGTCCAAAGTGTGCCGAAGAAAATAGTTTTACAGTAGATATTGGTTCCTTAATTAGTCAAATTAACATGCCCAACTATGATACACCCATCGAAGTTGGTGGTTTAAAAATTACCCTAGCACCACAGGCCTACTTTGAAGTTAACAAAACCAATCAGTTAACATTTACTGAACAACAGATTATCAGAACTATTAACGATGATACGCTGAGTGAAGAAGAGAAAAAACAAAAATCTGATCAGTTCCTTAGCAAACTAATAGATCTTAATGTCAATATCTGTACCAGCAGTACCAGAGAAATTGCAACAGAAGATGGCACAGTTGTAACAGATAAAGAGTTTATTAGAGAGTTTTATAATGCTGCTGACTATAAAGTTATGCGTGTTGTACAAAAGACCCTAGAAGAAATCAGCAGTCAAATTGCAATCAAACCCCTGAATGCCCAATGTACATCATGTGAACAGGCCTATGATGTTCCCATGACATTCGATTATTCAAATTTTTTCGCCTAAGGCTTTTGACATTAGATAACGAGCAAGTTGTCGATTACCTACAATCACTCGACAAAGAATCAAAAGCCATAAGGTCCGAAGCTCTAAGATTTGCCTGGCACATGCGGGGTGGACTTAGCTATGACGAAGCTATGATGTTGGGTCAACAAGAACGAGAAATCATCAGCAAGCTCATTAAAGATAATATCGAGACCACTAAGGAATCGGGCCTACCCTTTTTCTAAAAAAACGGCAATCCACATAAATATCGTTATGAATGATTTTTATGTTTACATGTATCTACGAGAAGACGGAACTCCTTATTACGTAGGCAAAGGTAAAGGACGCCGCGCTTACCTCAATGGCCGCACCCCGCCAAAACCACCACAACTTGAACGTATAAAAATTGTTAAAGATAAGTTAACCGAAAACGAAGCATTTACATTAGAGTGTAGGTTGATATCAGATTACGGTCGTAAAGATTTAGGTACAGGTATTTTACATAATCGTACAGATGGTGGGGAGGGTGTAGCAGGCAGGATAGCAACTACTGATTCTATTCAAAAAAGAATTGCCAAGAATACAGGAAAGAAACGTACACCCGAACAAAAACATCGAATGAGTGTAGCCCAAAAAGGTCGTAAAAAGATTGAATACACAGACGAACAGAAAGCTGAGATCTCTAAAAAAATATCAATTGCCCATAAAGGTAAACCCAAATCAGAAGAACACAAACAAAAACTATCAAAATATTTTACAGGAAGATCAAATGGACAACGCACAGAAGAAACTAAACAAAAGATGCGTAAACCCAAATCAGAAGAACACAAAGCTAACATGCGTAAGCCAAAGTCTCCAGAACATATTAAAGCAATATTAGAAGCCAAAGCAAAAAAGAAACTTTTATCAATGAGTTAAGATCACTGCGTGATCTGTTCTTTTCACTGCGTTCAAGAACATTTTTTATATCATTGATGTTTTTCAGTATCATCCAGATTAATCAGTCACACTTTGCCCAGGTAACGGGCAAAGTAAGAATTGTAGCATCATCCGAGTAGCACAATCACTTAGCGTTAGAGCAGTTACAGAGGCGGTTGTCCGGTACCTCGAGCTCCGTCTTTATACAACGGCGGTTAATATCAAATACGCTAACATCTGATACCAACGTGTGCTATCGCTAGCACGTCTTTTTAGCCTTATCTATCTCTTCAAACAATCAAACCGCGGCAATTAGCGATCTTGGTCCTGTTAAGGATACTGATTGAGTGCTTGCTACAGCGGCAAGTCTTCCGTCCCTCTTATCATCGAGTTGTCATGGGCACACGATACTAAACCTGTGCGAGTCAATACTGTTTAATGGGTTTTACTGCGGTTAGACTTTGTGTCTGAAGAGTTAAATCTTGTTGATAATGTGTGAGCCATGTACACGGACTTGTATGTGTCCGTTATAATAATCGTTTGTTTCTAATACTCTGCGAGCAAATTGTTCTCTCGCTTCAATATAACTACATTCTGATTTTGATTTACAGTAATATAAAATTTCTCTTGTAAAGTTTTCAACACCCAGAGCTAGAATATCTTTTGTTAGTTCTGGGCTAGAGCCATAATAGGTTTGCCAATCTGAATCTATTTTACCACGAATTTTCTTACGTTTCTTCTTACCATTTTTTAGTTTAACCATTTTGTAAGTGGTCTTGCTAAATTTTGCCAATTTTTTTCCAATATACTTCCTGCCAGATAAGTTATTTGTGATCAAATAAACAAATCCGACACAGTCTTCGGGTAGTGTTTCTACTTGAGAGTTTTCGTAAATCCATGACATGCTTAGTAGTTATCATCTTACTACCAATTCGTTGCATAATCTTGATTTACTACCCGTTTACTACACTTAGTACGGCATTCCTGCCACTCAAACTGTTTAAAATCTTCTGACCAAAACGCATCTTGAACTGCATCGGCTAAGGTTCTAGTTCGCAGATCAAAATTTTTGGCTATATCCTGCCACTCTGTATTGTGTGTATAGCGATTAGCTACCCAACAACATGGAAACAATCTTCCCTGCGCATCTATATACAAGCCCTTGTTGCCTATCTCACACAGGGGCACAACTTCACCCTGGGGCTGTATTTTTTTATATAATTCTAAATTGATAGCTTTAACTTGATCGTTGAGTCCCCGCTGGCTCAGTACTGTAACACGTCTTTCAAATCTATGCGAGCTGCTTAGATACCGATCGCTAGGTTGCAGGGGATCATCTATGCCATAATTAGGGTATATTTTTCCAAACTTAGTACTTAAGGTTAATTGAAAAGCATCCATTCCTAGCTTATTGGCCAGCGACCGCATGTAATCAATATGATCTTCGTTGAATTTAAACGCTATCGCGGCCCACACCAACCTGCACTTACTAGTGGCCCGTAAGGTTTCAATACCTTGGATAATAGACACAAAATCGCTGTTAACTCTGTATAAATTGTTACTTGCATTGTCGTATCCGTCAACACTAAAGTGTACTGTATCTTGCTCTGTTAATACACTACCTAATTCAGCCCACCATTCTGTTTTCTTATGACTGCCATTAGTAATAATAACAAATTCAACAGGCTTGATTGATTTAATGTAGCGTACGACAGGAATTAGATCATGTGCATAAATTGGATCACCGTCGTCACCACAGAATGTAATTTTTTCTACATTTTGTAATATAAATTCTGGTGTAAAATTTCTTTTAAAAAATTCTAAGTCTAATTCAGTATTGACCAGTGAGTCTGGTACTTCTTGTCGAGCGCAACGAGGACAACGCAGAGTACACTTACTAGATATTTCAATATGAAAATGCCAAGTGGCTAACATAGCTCTACCTCACGTTGCCATTGGCTGTCGAATACAGTTACATTTTCTTTGGTAGTACATGTGGTAATACAAGTAACGTCAGCTAATTCCACATTATTCCAATTGACACTAACTTCTTGAATATCTTGAATAAAATTCTCTTGTCTTGCACCTAACCAGCAACATGGGCTACGGCGTCCCCGTGCATCTATATATACACTTTGCTCTGCAAGTGCATGACAGTCAATCTTACCGGGGGTATATGTAGGACGATGCCAACCAACAGGTGCTTCTAATCCGTTAGTATATTCACGTTTGCTTACTTTAGCGCGAAACCATTTAAATCCCATATCACGGGCTAACTGTTCACACGCATCAACTTGGTGTTCGTTGTGTCGATATACTAGCATGTCCCAGTGGGCACTACCACCTGCGGCAATAAAGGTTGTTGCATTTTCCATTAACTTAGACCAATTGACTCCACGACGATAGATATGATTAGTATCTTCTAATCCGTCAATACTAAAGACCGCATAGTCTAAAGGTTGATTAAACATGCCAGCAAGTTCACTCCACCAACGGACATTTTGTATAGCACCGTTGGTATTCATGCCTAAGGTAATTGTGGGATTGGCAGTTCTGAAATAACGATAAATTTCTAGAGTATGCCGACCTGCTGCGGGATCACCGTAGTTACCACACATAAACATTTTATCCAATTGACTGATAGCCTCTGGAGATAAGTGTTGCTGTATTTGCTCTACGGTTAAATGATGCTGTTGAGATTTATCAAATTGAGGATCTAATTCTCTTGCACAACTAGGGCAAGCAGCCTGACATACATCAGTAGACTCTAGATGCACAACCTTATACAACATCAATATCCGTATTATAAGTTGTAAAGCCGTTTTCTTTAACTACGTGAAGTGTATTGTTGACACGACCCGCTAGTTCATCTTTGTGCGACACTAACCAAATTGACTTGTTAGCTTCGCGACTCATCTTTTTCAGGATAGCTAAGGAATTCTCAACTCCTGAACTATCCATACCGCTGTCTACTAACTCATCAATGAATAATAAGTTAATGGGTTGATATAGACTTTCCCAAACATCGCGGAAGCTCCAGCTTAAGGATAAGATTAAGCGATTGCGTTCCCCACGACTTAAATTGTCAAAGTCTAAATCTCTACCTAACTCTGTAATGGCTACAGTTAAATCATTATTAAATTTAACTGTGTGTGGTAAGCCAATACGATCAAGATATTGTCCCAAGCGGGCATTTAAATAACTTAAATTCTGATCAATAATACGTTTACGAATAAACGAGTCTTTGTTAGTTAATAGTTTAAGCAAGAACTCCTGATGTTCTTTGATGTTAGTTAACTCATTGATTGTATCATACGATATTTCTTCTACACCCTGTGTTTGCATTTCAGCAATCTGCTCTACATACGGATCAGACTCTGCAACCTTAGCAGTAAGTTGTTTAACTAGATTGTCTACAGTAGCTTGATGGTGAATAGCATCCGATTCATTGTTATAAAATGTTACTGGACGCGGACCCAATTTGCCCAACCCATCGTGAGCAGACTGTAGTTCAGCCAAGGTGGCAACATACTGTTCCTGATTCTGCTGTGCTGTTGATAATTCTCTCTGCTTGAGTCCCATAACAGATTGGTGCTTTTCGTCATGGAAATCCTGTCCACAGGTATGACACGTATGATTCTCCAGCGAAACAAGTTCTGCTGATATCTTGCTAATTGTTTTTTCCTCACGGGAAATGTCCAGTTTTGTGCGACTGATCGCCGAAGATAATTCGTTGAGATCCTTTCGAGTCTGATCCCACGTTTTAAACGCCTGGTGTGCCTGAATCTCGGCCTGGATGTCAATTTTCTGTAGCTCTTCAATCGCTGATTGAATCTTGTTAATTTCTTCATCGTGTTTGTTGTTCCATAGCGTTTGTCTACGCTTTAGGCTTTCTATTTGTTCTTCGATGCGTTTATTAGCATCGCCTACAGCTTTGATACGGA